CGATATCTCACTATCAATAGGCTTTCGCGGCATAAACCGCTCGATTAGGCTGGATGATCCATCACAAAATCATAACCGAGGAAATTACACACTAAAATGGACTTGACTGTATGACACAATGCCGCTGAGAATAAAATCATACTTGGAAGAGCTGCATATTGTTATTGACTATATTAAAGCCACCTCTTTCACGAGGTCGGCATATTGGAATACCTTGCCGTCACGCTCACAGGTGATGCCCTCGCCACCGTTTTGCTTGTACTCGGCATACCTGCGTAAAATGACCGAAGCATACTTTTCGTCCAATTCGAGCATGTAGCAGGTGCGGTCAAGCTGCTCGCAGGCAATGAGCGTCGAGCCGGAGCCTCCGAAGGTGTCCAGCACGATGGCGTTTGCCTGACTGCTGTTGGTAATCGGGTATGCCAGCAGGTCGATGGGTTTGCTTGTCGGGTGATCGGCGTTTTTCTTTGGTTTATCGAAGTTCCAAATGGTGGTCTGCTTACGGTCGGAATACCACTTGTGTTTGGAGGTATTCTTAAAGGCATACAGCACCGGCTCGTGCATTTGCTGGTAATCACCCCGACCAAGCACGAGGGCATTTTTCACCCAGATGCAAGTCGTGGAATAATGGAACCCTGCGTCCACGCAAGCGCGGAAGAAATTTACCTTCTCCGAATCTGAATGGAAGCAGTAAAAAGCCCCGCCGTCGGCGAGGTTCTCGTAAAGATTCTTAAATGCCGACAGCAAAAAGATGTAGAATTGTTCTGCCTTCATGCTGTCGTTCTTGATTTTTAGTCCGCTCACAGATTCAAAGCTGACGTTGTAAGGGGGATCAGTCAGGACAAGATTGGCTTTGCGACCATCCATCAGCTTCTTGACAGTTTCCGATACCGTGGCATCGCCGCAAATGAGTCGGTGCCGTCCCAGCGTCCAAACATCTCCGGGTAAAACAAAAGCCGCCTGTTCAAGGGCGGCTGTCAAGTCGAAATCGTCGTCAGCTACGTCCCCGCCGGGGTCGGCAAAGAGTTTTTCAATCTCGTCGGCGTCAAAGCCCGTAATTTCGAGGTCGAAGCCGAGCTCCTTGAGGTCGGCAAATTCCAGAGCTAAAAGTTCCTCGTCCCATCCAGCATTGAGTGCCAGTCTGTTATCGGCAAGAATATACGCCCGCTTCTGCGCTTCGGTCAAATGTTCCACAAACACGCAGGGAATTTCGGTTAAGCCTTCGGCTTTGGCGGCGAGGACACGACCGTGTCCTGCAATAATATTTAGGTCTTTATCCACGATGACCGGGTTGACGAAACCGAACTCACGCAGGGAGGAACGAAGCTGTAAAATTTGCTCTTTGCTATGGGTGCGGGCGTTCCTTGCATATGGGACGAGACGGTCTATATTCACTTTTTCAAATCGTTCTGTCGATTTCATATCCTAAAACCCCCTGTTTGTTAGCAATTCGAGAAAGGCGTTCTTTTCTTCGCCCTGCGTGTTGCTGTGGCGATTGATGATTTGCATAATCAGGTTAAAGTCGCCTTGCATCGCCTTGTAATACTGAGCGCCTGCCGTGACGTAGGGCGAGAGCTTTAGTTCCTTGGTCATTCGTCCGATTTTACGGTTCATGGCTTCGCAGGCAAGGAAGCCCTGTCTGTTCAGCACATAATCTGTAATTGTCTGTGGCGCGACATAACCATCACAGCCGCGAGCCACGATGTATTCCTCAATTTCATTTCGCAGCACCTCTGCAGATGGCACTTCTTTTTCGCATTCCTTCATCGCAATGGAGAAGTAGTCCGTCATCACATTTTTGGAATTGACCTTTTTTGGTTTTGACTGAGTTGCAGCATTTGCGCCAGAAGTTTTGCCTTCAAGCTTTTTATCGATTGGATTTTTCCGAGGACGGCCTGCCCCCGGACGATAGCCTCCGCTGGGCATTGTCATCACCTCGTTTTTGATTTTGATTTCCGTTTTGATTTTTTGATTTTTGATTTTTGAATAATTTGCACGGCAGGCCAAGCGCGCTGTCCTGTATGAAAGTCACAGGGATTGAGACCGCCCCTCGGTCTGAACTTTAAAATAGTCGCCTTGCCCAGCGTGAAGTCTTGAGTGGCATTCCTGACAAAGCGCCATCATATTCTCCCAGTCGTTTGTGCCGCCGTCGGTCAGCTTCACCTTGTGGTGTGCAAGGGTGGCGGGAGTAAGCCTACCGTCTTCTTTACACATAACACACAGCGGGTTGGCCGACAGGAACGCTGCACGGATTTGTTTCCACGTTCTACCGTAGCGTTTATTGCTGTCGGGGTCGCGGTCGTATCTGTTATATCTTTTGGCTTCCTGTTTCTGATGTTCCTCACAGTACCTACCCGCGGCCAGCTTGGCGCAGCCGGGGTAGGCGCAGGGTTTCTTTGCTTTATATGGCACATTGCACCTCCTGTTCTGCGCATAAGAAAAGCCCCGTGGGATTGCTCCCGCGAGGCTCGTGTGTGCATTTAATTTTGCCATTTTGATAATAACAGGCTTCTAAGCGGAATTATAGTGGTCAACAGTGGCGTATGGCATCGATCTCGTCCAAAGCCCGGCCATGAAGCCGGTAAACCCAGCGAAGGTCGAAATGTAGCTCGACCGCTATCTGTTCCCATGTCTTGAAACACAAATACCTTAATTCCAGAAGCGTCTGGAGTTCGGGGCTTTCCACGCACTTAATCACCGTGACGATTTCATGCTTCAGATTTATCAGGCGAGTCAGGTCAGCGTTGATTTCAGACTCCAGGTCTACCATCTTGGCGATAACATCTTCCATGCGGTGAACATTGCGGTTTCCCTTGCTTGGCGGCACATCGGACAGAGTGGCACTTGCTTTTCCGGCGAGTTCTCGCAATGACTGCACCTGCTCAATCTTGCTATTGATACGCTGGTCTATGCGATAGGCTTGGGACAAATAATCCTTTGCCGATAGTTTTGGTTTGTTCATAGGCTACCTCCGATAATTTAGTCCACTCGGATTGGCAGCTTTTGACTCCATAGATTGTCATAGATTTGCTTTTACCGCATCAATTAAGGCGGTTTGTGTTTTGTCCTTGGCGGACAGGGCTTTCATCACCCGTTCGTCAATGGTGTCTTTGGCAATGATGTGATGAAGGACCACCGTTTCAGCTTTCTGACCCTGCCGCCACAGACGGGCGTTGGCCTGCTGGTAGAGCTCTAAACTCCACGTCAGCCCGAACCAGATAATCGTGGAGCCGCCCGACTGAAGATTCAGGCCGTGTCCGGCAGAAGCGGGGTGGATAAAGGCGACAGGCCGTTTGCCCTCGTTCCAGCTCGCGATGCTATCCGATGTATCCAATTTTGTAAATGATATATGCCGGTCTTTCAGCCTTGCTGATATTCGCTCCAAATCGTGCTTGAACCAGTAGGCCACGAGAACGGGCTTGCCGTTGGCGGCTTCGATTAAATCCTCAAGGGCATCCAGTTTGCGATCATGGATGTAGTGGACTGTGCCGTCGTCGCCATAGACCGCACCATTCGCCATTTGGCAGAGCTTTCCTGACAGGGCGGCGGCATTGGCGGCAGTGACATCGCCACCAGCCAGTTTTAACACCAAGTCCTGGCGCAGTTCGTCGTATCGCTCACGCTCTTTGTCTGATAGCTTCACAAGATACTCAGCGGTTACCAGTTCGGGCATGATCAAGTGATCAGTAGATTTCATGGATATGGTAATGTCGGCGATTTTGGCGTATATTTCTTTTTCAGCAAACGGCAGAGGCTTGTAGCTGAATATGACCTGACCGTTTCGTTTGTCGGGCGTAAAGTATGTGCTGCGATACTGCCCGATGAACCGTCCGAGCCGCTGACCCATGTCGAGAAGCCGGTACTCAGCCCATAAATCCATCAAACCGTTACTACTCGGTGTTCCTGTCAGACCGATGATGCGTACTACCTTGGGGCGAACCTTCATCAAAGACCTGAACCGCTTTGTCTGGTGGTTCTTGAAGCTGGATAGTTCATCAACCACCAAGGTGTCGAAGTCGAAAGGGATGCCACTGTCCTCGATCAGCCACCCTACGTTTTCGCGGTTGATGATGTAAATATCTGCTTTAGCCTGAAGCGCCGCTATGCGCTCCGTCTCCGTGCCGACAGCAACGGATAACCGCAGATCGGAAAGATGCTCCCATTTATGAAGTTCATCCGGCCAGGTGTCACGGGCGACTCGAAGCGGGGCAATTACTAAGATCCTGTGGGCTTCAAAGCTGTCAAACAGCAGGTCGGCGATGGCGGTGAGTGTTAGCACCGTTTTACCTAACCCAAGCCCATATCGAGGAACACAGCTGCGACAGGGTTTTTCTTGATATATTCGGTCGCATATCGCTGGTAATCGTGCGGTATGAACTTCATCCGGCACCACCTCCTATCTGCTCTAAAATTTCTCCGATTTGCGCTCCATCGTCCAGAACGTAGACCGCAAAACCCAACCGCCGAAGCAGCCCATGCCGCGCTTCCTGCAAAGGTCGAGGTTTCTCCCCGTGCCGCTTCACTTCAACAAAGGCGATTTTGCCACGCGGCAGGAGAATAAGGCGGTCGGGCATCCCATCGAAACCGGGACTTGTAAATTTAAGTGCGGTACCACCCATTGCTTTGACTGCTTGGACGAGTTTCTGTTCTATGGTTTTCTCTCTCACGATAACCTCCAATTTCTCATTTGCCGATTGCCCGATTTTTCCTATAATTACTACGCGTGCGTTTCCCGTGTGCCTATTACCCTTATCCTTACCTATATAAATTAGTAGAATAAAATGGGCAATAAGGGAAAGAGCAACCGTAGAACACTGATTTAATAGGGGCTTGCGACATTGCCGAGTTTGGTTGCCGAAGCCCCAAAACGAGCAGACAGGCAATAAAAATACTTCATTCCGTTCTAACGAACACCCTCTGAATGCCATAGATGGGCAAGGATTTTTTGCCGGTCTTATTCCCGTCGAATAGAGACCAGCCGCCGATACGGTTCAAGATACCTTGGATTTCATAGGAATCAGCTTTCTTTATAGACTCACGAGACTTACCGAAGCACTCACACCATATCTCCATCACGCAGACTTGATTCCTGATGACGCTTCCGCTCGCTCTCGTGGGGTCGTCAGGGGAACGGATGTATTCTATCCTGCGATAAATGTCCATCGCATCCCAGCTTTCAGGTAGCAGGGTTTCAAGGTAATCTAAAACCATGCCCTCGCGCTCGTCGTTTTCCATAGCGTTGCGCTGTTCGTCGAACGCCGCCATAGCAACATCACCTTTTAAGAACAATTCTTCGCCGCCTTGGTATTTTACGAGGGCTTCTGCCCAAATCTGGTCTATGTCCGCAAGCTCCCAAGCGCGGTATTTACTCTCGCCGGATACCCAAACAGGCCAGAAGCGTCGGTTGCCCGTGATGTCCCGCAGAAATCCGCCGTCTGAGTTGGTCGTGCCCACGATAATACATTGGCGCGGGTGGCTCTCAACCGCCCGGCCATACGAAGGACGATACTTATCATCGGTGCGGGTGATAAAGGATTTTACTGTCTCAACGTCCATTTTCTTAATGCCAGCAAGCTCCCCGAGCTCAAGTATCCAGTAGCCCTGAAGTTTCTCCGGGGCAGTTTTATCTTTCATATCAGATATGGAAAGGCTGTCGGAATACCATTGCTGCCCCAGTTTGGAGAAGAGTGTGGATTTTCCGATACCCTGCTTACCGTTGAGGACAAGGATGGAGTCATGCTTTGTGCCGGGGCTAATAATCCGAGCCACCGCTGCTACGAGGGTCTTACGGGTGACGGCTCTGGTATAAGGTGAATCTTCTGCACCGAGGTAATCAATAAGCAGTGTGTCGATTCGAGGAACTCTGTCCCATTCTGGCAAGCCTTCGAGGTATTCCCGAATCGGATGATAAGCACGGTCGTCGGCAACCTTAGCCAGCGCAAGTTCATAATTTCGAGCCGAAAATGTACCATAGCGTTTATCGACGAAAGCCACAAGCTGGGCTGTATCGACATCCCGCCAAGGCTTATGTGGACGTTCCCAGGGCAGTTCGTCACCGTATATCTGGTTGGCGAGGCGATTATGTCGGATACCCGTTAAGGTTTCATCGTTGTTCAGGATAAGGAGCAGGTTGCCGAGGGTATTGGAGAGGATGCCGCTTTTCTCACGCTTAAGCTGGGATTTCCAATCAGCATCTTCATCAAAGTCGCTTTCAGCCTTGGCAATGCGCTCCTCAGCGAGCAGCAGTTTTACATTTTCATCCTGTACTGCCAGTGCGCTCATCGCCTTAAAGCCCGCCTTTTCATCAAGATCGGTGAACTTATGGATGCGGACGAGGTCAAAGGCGTTTAACAGCCTGCCACAGGCGGGGTCGGTGGCGTGATGCGAATACGACCATTTGCTTTCATACAGCACCACGCCCGCCGAACTGTCGGCGGGGATATAGTCATAACGACCGCTCATTGCCGACGCCTCGTATACATCAGATAGAAATGTTGCAATCACATCTTCAATCGAATAAGCGCGGCAGAAAGCGCCGACCACACCTTCTTTTTCGAGCGGATCTTGCTGTTGTCGGATGTTGCGCTGTATCACTTCGGACTGGCGGCTTGATGTAGGCCAGAGCGAACAGTCACGCCAATCGGAGAGCTTGGCGAGGTATATGTCTGGATCGAGGACATCGCCATCGATTTCTTTAAAAATGTATTCACCGTCGGAAGGTGTGGACGGCCAGTACATCAAACGCTCCGGTTCATAGGTGCTGTCGTCAAAGAAGTCCATGCCGATGATTTCTGCGACCAGTCGGGAAACGGCAGCGTATTCGTCCGGCGAAACCTCGCGGGCAAGTGGAATAACCATGCGAAGCCGGGGTTCTTCGGGTGTATGGCTGTGGGTTGAATAGATCACGCACTTGTGAGGAAACAACATCTCCACCGTGTCAATAAAATTACTACCGGCGTGATCGGCATCAAGGGTTATCCCCGAGCGGCTTTCTACCGTATCTTTTTTACGTCTGCCGCCCTTGAGATGCCCGAGAACATAGCCACCTACATCTTTTGCGGCATCGCGACGGTCTTTGGTGAATCTCTTGTATTCTGCGACAGTTTCAGTTGTGCGGCGAGTGACTTTGAACCGCTCGCACAATCCATCAAATGTGGTCTTTTTATTGATCCACCGTTTTGAAAGACGGCTGTCGCCATATGCGATTTTAAGTTCCATATTCCAGCACCTCACATTTGTGGTTGTAGTATTTGATAGGTATACCGCGCTTTTTTGCCTTAGCGACCTCGCGGGACATACCCTTGGAAGGTTTGCCGAAAACCCATAGCTCATCGCATTTGCCAAGCAGGACCAGGGCAAAGAACATCCCCAATTCGCGCTGCTCTCTGTCATCATCATCCATGAACTGCGGGTAGTGGAGGTGGGGAGCAATCGGGATGTACCCCTTGGAAACAGCAAAGCGGCAGTATCCTCGTGCCCGTTCGATGTTTCTTTCTGTGTCTCCTGCGAAAGGTGAAGCGAGGTAAACAAGCGGACGATAAGTTTTCTCCGGGGCTTCCGATTTGGCAACCGCCGTCAATGCTTCATAGGCGGTCGGGTCGGGATAACCCTCGCTATTGTACTTGTCCATCGGGCACCTCCCCTTGGTAATACTGCTCAACAAGCGAACGCAGCCAGTCGATTTCTTCATCAAGGCGGGCGTTTACCGATTCGTACATAGCGTTCTCAGCTTCAAGCGCAGCAAGCTGTTTTGACCGTTCTGCACTTTTGTCCGCACTGATAAACAGGAGTGAGAAGAAGCATGTCAGCCCGATCCACATCAATACCCACGGGAGCGCTGACCATATTGCCTTCCCAACCTTCTTCAGAGCCGTCTTGATAGCTTGCTTCTTCTCAATATTCATTTTCGTTTACCCCTTTCCCAAGGAACAGATTGATGAAATATTGCTGCCCCTTGCCTGTAACCTTGGTTGTTTTACTGATGGTGACATGACCGTCTGAATGAGTGATGGCGGTTTCCTTGACCCGGAAAAGCCCCAGATCCATCGCCCTTTGGGTTGGTGCGTTATAATCTGTTCCTTTGCGCTTGATGAGGTAGCCGTCCTGACGAAGTTTTTCAAACAGACGGTTCTGGCCGATTTCGATATCGTTGCCTTTGAGGATTTTTGCCAACTCACCAATAAGAATGGTGCCCTCGGAGACAGACACCGCATCGGCGAAGATAACCTTTGGTTTATTCTCGGTGGCCTCCAGTTGCAGCCGTTCCTTGGCAGCGCGCTCCTCCTTAAGGGCGGTCAGCACTTTAATCCAAGAGTCGGGATCGTTCATCAACTCTTCTAATTTGGCGGGAGTGACATACGCGCCGTGCTTGCGGATGGTAGGAAGCACTTCATGGGTGACCCAGCGTTTGAACTTCTTGGCTTCGGGCTTGCGGGATAGCAGAATAATGCTGTAAAGCCCGCTTTCAGTAACTGCGATCATTTCCTGTCGGCCACCAAGGGTGTCCACTAATACCGGCTCCCTTTCATCGTCGTCTAATCGTGCTGCTGCGTCGCGATATTTCTCAATCCCGAGAATGCCGCACACATCCTTAAGCACCCAGAAGATTTCGCTACCCTTTTGAACAGTCCTGACTTCGTTCCCCTCATAGGAGAACACTTGTAATCCGTACATATTGAACCTCCTGAAAATTTATTTTCGAGAGGCAACAACCCCTCTACTGCCTACAGACAGGAGGGGTTGTTTTGCGTACTGGCATTTAATCTTTTTTATAAAATGAGCAATCGAACCCATCGGCAATGAGTAAAAGTCCCTCAGCCCAAGGTGGCGTCCGGCTCATTTGCTGACATAAAACTTCGGCAGACATCTCTGGACCGGCTTCGATGACGACTTCGTCGTGGATGTGCATCACGATGGAGCAATGTCGGAGCGTCTGCATGGCGAAGGATAAAATATCCCGGCTGATCGCCTGTACAATATTCTCCACGAACTTGGGACCATAGCTTTCGATACGTTCCCATTTCTTTGTGCCACCGACTCCTTCGTAGGTCACACAGTCTGAGCCGAATTGGTTTGTTCCGATACGTGGCTTGACATAGGAAAGCCTCCTGCCGGAGGGAAGCGTGATAAACAGCATCCCACTTTGATAGCCAAAGCGAATTCCGTGAGTTTCGGTCATCGTCCTGTCCCTGACTGCTTTCATAGCCGCGCGATCAACATCCCACCAAAACCTCACGATATTCGGGTTCGCCGACCGCCATGCTGAAACGAGTGGACGGAGTTCTTCTTCAGACAAACCCATGTCCAAGGCACCCATCGCTTTGAGTGCACCGACCGAGCCGCCGTAGCCGAGGGCGAGTTCGGCAATCTTTCCTTTTTGCCGGAGCGGGCTACCCTTGCTAACTTCCTCAATCGGAACATGGAACATCTGGCTTGCTGAAGCTTCGTAAATCTTGCCGTGGGTGGCAAACACATCGTTTCGCCACCGCTCTCCGGCAAGCCAAGCGATGACGCGGGCTTCAATCGCCGAAAAGTCAGCGACAATTAGCTTGTAGCCATCCTTCGGCACGAAGGCTGTGCGGATCAACTGGGAGAGAACGTCAGGAATATTGTCATAGAGCAGTTCCAAAGCGGCGAAGTCGCCATCATAAACAAGCCATCGTGCCTCTTCAAGGTCGATCAGATGATTTTGTGGCAGATTTTGCATTTGAATGAGCCGCCCGGCCCATCTGCCGGTTCTGTTAGCGCCGTAAAACTGAAACATCCCACGGGCGCGACCGTCAGCGCAGACGGCGTTTTCCATCGTCTGATATTTTTTGATTGAGGATTTTGCTAATTGCTGTCGGAGCGATAGGACTTTTCCAAGTGGCTCAGGTGCATCCTTAAGCAGCTCCGTTACCACTTTTTTCCCGAGGGAATCAGTTTCCATACCGTTATCGGCGAGCCATTGTTTCATTTGTTGTACTGAATTTGGATTATCCAGATCAGTTAGTTTCTTCATCAAACGGGTCAACTCAGTACGGGAGCGTGCATCCGCTTTGATGGCATTGCGGACGAGCGCCATGTCCAAAGCTACGCCACGATCGTTAATCTCTTGGTCATGGGCGTATTCTTCCCATACATTTTCAGGCACGGGAAACTTGGAGAGCCGCTCGTGGATAGAGAGTTCCGTCTCTACGTCACGGCGATTGTATGCTTTGAATGCTTCCCATTTGTCGGGGGCGTGTTCGGGTCGGTTACGCATCCGCAGACCGTTTGCGGCGGTGGGTTTACAGGGTGAGCAGAAGTATCTGATGAGATCCTTGCCCTCGGTCAGCTTTTGCTTCTCAAGTCCCAATAACGCTCCCGCGCCTTCGAGGGAGAGGGGCAAACCCATGTAGGCTGACCAGACCATCGCACACCGCCACGATGCGGGGTTAAGGTATTTCGCCTTGCCGATGATTTCAGCAGAGTGGTGGTTGTCGGCGAAGGGGTCAAGACTGATATCCATATCCGAAATGTATCGAGAGAGACAGACCCTCTCAAAATTAGCGTTGAACGCCCATTTTTGAACATTATCGTCTGTTAGCGCGTTGAGGATTTCTGTTGGTAGATGTTCGCCCGCCGCAAGATCGATGACCTGAACCTCGTCGCCGCCTATGGAATAGCCGAACAGGAGAATCTCGAAGTCGGGCGACTCGGCATATTTGTACACGCCGCATTTGGAAAGGTCGTAGTCGCTATAGGTTTCAATATCTATGGATAATGTTTTCATAAGACCTCCATAATTGAAGAAGGCGGCAAGTTGACCTGCCGCCCTCCGTAGTCTCGCGCATGTAGTTAGCCGAGGAAATCCTCGTCGTCGTAGGTGGCAAAATCATCCTCCGCACGGGATTTACCGCCGAGTGGTTCGCCGTCTCGGATTTTCTGCAGGTTGTTCAGGCCACAGGCAATGCCTTTATTGCCGTTACTGTTGAAAGCGTAGAAATTAATGCTCGCCCTGCCATATACACCGCTGTAAACTTCCGAGCGGTTTATGATTTCCTGACGATCTGCATCCACCACGCCCGGTGCGGTCGCGCTGTTGGCGTTGATGAAATAGGCATTGTTGTAAGCGGGATCATCGGGTCTTTCGGTGTCGCCATCACGAAGCGGGGTCTTCAGTACAGCGATGGGTGGTACGGTTTTGCCATTACCTTTAAGCTTTGCCTCACCCTCTCGGTAAGCCGCTTCAATCGCTGTCTTGATTTTGGCGATGGTCTTGGTATCTGACTTGGGGATAATGAGTGATACCGAGAACTTCGGCGTGCCGCCGTTGATGGATTTCGCTTCCCACACATTAGCGTAAGACCAGCGGGTATCGGGTCCTGTGATGACCTTCATAGGGTTTTGAGCCTGTGCGTTTACATTGTTTGTCGTGTTAGCCATTGGAATTTTCCTCCTCATAATCATTAAAATCGTGTTTTGCTGTATGGATTGCCGGACGTTTGTCGCCCTCCGGTACGAGCGTTGGTTTGCCTTGTGGTTTCTCGACCAGATCGCCGAGCAGTTCGGAGAACCTTACTTTGCCGAGAGCCTTTTCCATTGCGGTGATGCCCATCACCTTGTGTTCATATGGGTCGAAGCCTGCCGCGCTGACGGTCTCTGCGACCGCCTGATCGTTTGTGTATCTGCGGTTAGAACGTCCTTCAACCAGTTTCCAACCTGACCAGTGCTTGCCGCTGAGTGCACTCTGAAGAGCGTAGTCCTTGATGTCAGAAGCCCACGAAACAAGATCGTCTATCTTGCCAAGAATGGATTCGATTTCATCATCTTCCAGAAGGGTCGGCAGCTTGAATTCGTATTTTGCGAGTTCAAGATTTTGCTCTGCCCGTTTTCGGCAGTCATGCTTTGCCTTGCAGAATTGGCACCAATCGCCACACCGGAATTCGCCCTCACCGTCGTAGGCAAGTTCTGCGATCGGTTTTAAGGTTTCTGCTGCCCACTGATAAAGTGATTCTTTGAAAACCGTGTGGGTACTGATGTTATCCCGCCTTGGCTGGTAAATGGTCATGCTGACTGTGTCGATGTCATAGATTCCGTCAAACAACTCCAGAGCACCCAAGGCGTATAGTTTCATTTGCGGGTTGTCATCAGATTCGATCAGTACACCTTGTCCGTGCTTGTAATCCACGATGTGGAGCGTGCCGTCAGCGATGATCACGCAGTCGCCGGTACCAAAGCCACCCTCGACATAGTTGGAGAAGTCGAGGCGTTGTTCAATCAGCACCACAGGGTCGGCGCAATTCTGCTTTGCCGTTTCCACCAGTTCCATGATGTAGGCGGCGTATCCGTTGGCGCATTCCTCCATCTCCTCGGAGTAGTAGGTCAGGCTGGTGGTTGGATCTTTGGTGTGGATGCTGAGTGCCTTTTTCAGCTTGTACTCACACAGGGTGTGTGCCTCCGTGCCTTCGGCGGCATAACTGCTGCCTTTATCTTCGTACTTCTCACCAAGCCTGGCCGAGGGAGGGCAGTTCAGCCATCGGTGGCTTGAAGAAGCAGAGAGAAGTGCGTGTTTACCCATTGCCCAGTACCTCCGCTTCTGCGAGCAGGGCAGCGTAATTTTTGGGGTCGATCTCTGATAGCTTCGCAGCGCCATGCTTTTCGAGCAGTTCCCGAATTTTAGCGGTGTGACCGTTACGAGATTTTTCCGCAAGTACTGCTCTGACCTCTTCCAGTGTTAGAGGTTTTGAAGTTGGCTTTGATTCTGGCTGTACCGATATTCTGGGTTGGCTGCCGCTGAAAAGAGAAGTCAAGCTATCAGCTACTGAGTTCAGGGACTGTGCGGCATTACGAAGTTCGCTGACACAGAGGTCGAGTTCACTCATCTTGCTCATCCGGTGCACCTCCTTCCCCGGTGGATTCTTTCTGCTTTTGAAGTGCGAGCAGCTTCTTAGCAAGACGTTTAGACACGACGCTTATTGCCGTGAGGATGCCTGCAAGTTCTTCGTCCAACTCGGCATCACGCATTTCCGCGTTCCTTTCATTTGCTTCTGCTTGCATTTTCTTACCTCCGTTTCCGAGAAGCATTACCGCCCCTCTACCGTCTACAGACAGAAGAGGGGCGGTTGCGTACCATGGAGAGTGTTTACTCGAAAAACTTCTTCAGGGCTTCGTCATTTCGCAGGATGTCAAGGATACGGCGTACATGAACGGTAATGCTGCGTGATGATTTATAATCGAACTTGGGCGCTAATTCACGCACGGTTCTTTCAAGGATAATGCGGTCTGTTATAAGCTCACGGTCTTTTTGAGTGAGGGTAGCAAGTGCGGCATAGAGGGTGTCTAATACAGCCTTTTGTTCTAAAAATTCTGTGATATCAGTGGGATCGGCAGGTTCGTAAAATGTATCAGAGCCGTCAGAATCGTTACCCAATGGCTTATCAAGTTCAACAGTGCGGCTCGTGCGGGACTTACAAGTCTCACATTTTTGGTTACACTTGCTTGTTCCTTTCCATACGCATTGAAATTTCCGCTCTTGATATTTTTGCTCTCGCCATATAGAGCGCATATTCTCCCGCGCAAGGTCTTCCCCCATCTGGTTACGAGGCAGACGGACAACAAGGCCGGATTCCTCATCGACATACCAGCGTTGTGGAAAGGGTTTTTCGGGTTCTTCGGAACGGGCAAGGCACTCTGCTCTTGGTACTTTGAATTCCTGTGCTCCATCCTCCGATAGGATGTAGTAGGCCATCGGTTCACCGGATTTCGTGCGGTGTGGAATGGGGGTGGGTTTGAAAGACTTGTTTTGGCTTTGATTTGCTTGGTTTTTCATCAGATTTCCTCCTGTGATTTGAATTGCGTGAGCAATCGCAGGGAGGAAATATGGAAGTTTGTACAGATTCACACTGTTATCATTGTTTTTCGGATTGGTGCGTGATATAATGGTTTAACAGTGTTTAGTGCGGGTTGTTATTTTGGCTTTTGCACCTTCGCCACCGTACAAGAGCAACAAAAAATGCCCCTGCGATTTCTCACAAGGACATAAAATGGTTCGCCGAGTTCGCCAACCATACTTCGTAGAGTTGGTTAGAGTTCGCCGAGTTAGTTTTTTGAAAAGCGGTGAAAATATATGGCAAAAATAGTAAAGCAGCGTCTTTGCGGCGGCACTTTCTTTACATTGTTTTTACGTGCAAGAAAGCCCCTACGTAGAGCAAATGAATATTATACGGGGAATCCGGAGCCTTATTCCGAACCCATAGCTCTGTTCGCCTTATCTAAGGTGATCGTTCCTGACTGGCAGAACATATTTGTATTCGCTGACAGCACAGTTAGCGGCAATACTTCAGAATATAAGACCTGTAAAAATGAAGGAGGCTCAATATATCCTTTTGGTGACGATGCGGCACTGACTGCATTCAATACGCGAATCAAAGATAATTACCCCTCCGTATTAGCCGAAATGTCTAAGGTAATAGCATTGCTCATTGATACAGGCAGCATGAGAAAAGACGAAAGATTGGTTATAGAACTTTTAGCCTTGATTGAAGCTGATGACTCCATCGGTGATAATCAACTTTTCTTTGCTTCGGAAAGCGGTGATGCAATAACAAAATCCGACATTCTCAAAGCAACAAGTGTTTGCCTGCAATCATTTTTATTAGGTGTTTGGCATTTTGCAGTAACCCGTTCAGAAAAGAATACTTTTGGCAAGGAAACAATCAATTTATGGTGTCCTTCAACCGGAGGGGGAAAGCGTGAATATAAAGGAAACCTTGCAAACCTTATTACAAGGAATATTACGCTAAACTACTGTGAAGGCTTTGGAGAAAGTGTCGATGCTGAAATTATTGATGAGCCATTAGTGGACGAGCCAATGACAAATGATGAAATTCCGAACAAGGAACAAACGGCAGAAAAAGAACCTACCGCATCCGATTTGACGCAGCAGGTTATAAACAACAATCCTACATTCTTCAATTTCAAAATATCCGGCAATAACAACAGTTTCTATAATCATGTAGATACAGTAAATATTAATAACGGAGGGCAAAAAGATGAGTGATAAACTGAAACCGATCTCATCCACCGTTCTTCCGTCGAGTGGTGCATCGGCAAATATAAACCTACCCGGTGATGGGAACACGCTGATTGCTCACGCGAATGCAGTGAATATGAAAAGCGTGTATATTCCTGTAGTTCAGACAAGTGGGGTCACGCTCCCGACAAGACGCACTGTAAATGAGAATTATTATAGCCTTTTCGTTATTGGTGATGAATTGTTCACTGGAGGCCATTTTATGGTACCGAAGGAATGTGCTTTGACCGAGAGTATAGCACCCGAATTAAAAGCCAAATACGCCCAATTAGATATGGGTGCCATTACAGCAATAAAAACCTTCCCGGCTATATTTGCAAGCAGAAATCATCAATATGGTCGTGCAGGTGAAAATCAAGATGCCTATCTCGGATTTGTTGATGAAGTAATAGTTCAAGATAACGGCATCAAGGTGTGTTTTCATTTGCTGTACGCCATATCGCAGCGCCGACTCAATGAGCTTGCTTGTGAACTCTCTATCGATAGCGCTTCGGCATTTAATGAATTTGATCGTACACATTGGACGATAAAACAGATAAATCTAATTGAGAAGCTGCGCAAAGCAGATGTAATAAACACTCTGTTTTAAGAGTTGTAACCACAACAAAACGAGATATATACATTATGGAGGTTTTAACATGAGCAACGAGATTGATAAAAATATAACCGAAAAATGGGTGAATCTTGAAGATATCGCCGAGTATCTCAGTGTAAGCAAGGACACTGTCCGCACGTGGATGCGGGAAGGTAAACTCCCCGTTAATAAAGCCGGGAAACGCTATAAGTTTAAAGTCTCCGAAGTTGACGAGTGGGTACGCAAGGGCAAAATCAAGGAGTAAATCGAATGAAATTCTAAGGAGTCAATAATATGCAGATGCCAGAAATGCTTGATAATGTGAATAAAACGGTTAAGGACGACTTGACCGTTTCGATAAACAAGGGCGACAAGCTGTCCATAGCGGCTGCCTGTTTCTCCATATATGCGTACCAAGCCCTCAAGAAACAGCTTGATGGCATCGATGAGTTGCGTTTTATTTTCACCTCACCGACTTTCCTGCATGAGAAGGCGCCCAAGGAAAAACGAGAGTTCTATATCCCACGTCTTAACCGTGAGCGTTCACTCTACGGCACGGAGTTTGAAGTGAAGCTTCGTAATGAATTGACACAAAAGGCAATTGCCCGCGAGTGTTCCGACTGGATTCGTAAGAAGGTAAAGTTCCGTTCCAACCTCACAGGCGGGAACATCAGTGGTTTTATGAATGTTGAAGGAAATGAATGCACGACCTATATGCCACTACATGGGTTCACCACTTCCGACATCGGTTGCGAGCGTGGCAACAATATCATTAATCCGGTTAATAAGATGTTTGCGCCGCTCTCCAGCGAGTATATCCGTATGTTTAATCAAATTTGGAACGACAAGAGCCTGATGCAAGATGTGACTGAGCAGGTCATCGATGGTATCACTGCGGCCTATAACGAAAACGCACCAGAGTTTATTTACTTTGTGGCAATATACAATATCTTCAATGAGTTCTTGGAGGATATCTCCGAGGACGTTTTACCCAATGAAGCGACGGGATTTAAAGAGAGTAAAATCTGGAATATGTTATATGCATTCCAAAAGGACGCCGTACTTGCGATTATTAACAAACTTGAATCATATAACGGATGTATCCTTGCAGACAGCGTAGGACTTGGTAAAACATTTACCGCCCTTGCTGTCGTTAAGTATTATGAAAATCGCAACCGCTCCGTGCTTGTTTTGTGCCCTAAGAAGTTGTCGGATAACTGGAATACATATAAAGACAACTATGTGAACAACCCAATAGCTGCCGACCGCTTGCGATATGATGTGCTATATCATACGGACCTTTCAAGGGATCGCGGAAAATCCAACGGGCTTGATTTGGACAGGCTTAACTGGGGTAATTATGACCTTGTGGTAATCGATGAGTCCCATAACTTCAGAAACGGCGGTGAAGTATATGGAGAAGACCGCCGTGAGAATCGCTACCTTCGTTTGATGAACCGTGTTATACGCACGGGCGTAAAGACGAAGGTTTTGATGCTTTCGGCTACCCCAGTCAACAACCGTTTTACCGATCTTCGCCACCAGCTTGAACTTTCTTACGAGGGTAACCAGAACCTTATCAATGAAAAACTTGGCATAAAGCGCACCATAGATGAAATTTTCAGAAGCGCACAGAAGCAATTCAACCAATGGAACAAGCAGGAAGAGGACGAAAGAACTACGACCTCGCTGTTGAAGTCGCTTGACTTTGACTTTTTTGAAGTGTTGGACAGCGTGACCATCGCTCGCTCCCGCAAACATATAGAAAAATATTACAATATGAAGGAGATCGGCTCATTTCCCGAACGATTAAAGCCCATCTCTTTGCGACCGCGCCTGACCGATTTAGAAAGCGCAATAAACTACAGCGAAATTTATGAGCAACTAATGAAATTGAATCTCTCGGTGTATATCCCCACCGATTACATATTCCCAAGTATGCTCCACAAATATGTTGATACCTCCCGCAACATCAACCGCGCAGGGCGTGAGATGGGTATACGCCGTTTGATGAGCATAAACCTCATGAAACGCCTCGAAAGCTCAGTGGAGTCCTTTCGGCTCACTGTTGGGCGAGTTAAGCAATTAATCGATAGCACAATTGCCGAAATAGATGCCTACACAAGTGGCGGCTATTCTGTTATCGACGGACGGGAACTCACAGGCGACGCGGACTTCGACGATGATGATCGCAATACGGAGTATTTTGCCGCCGAACACAGCATCAAGATTGACCTTGGCGACATGGATTATAAAACATGGCGAGACAGGCTTTCAGAAGACAGCGAGGAGCTTGCCTTGCTGAAAATGTTGATTGATGATATCACGCCAAAACACGACACAAAGCTCCAGACGCTTTTCGGACTTATCGAAGGCAAACTGATGAACCCGATTAACGATGGCAACCGAAGAATCCTGATATTCTCAGCGTTCTCAGATACGGCAGAATATCTGTATCACCATGTTAGTTCATTCGTGAAGTCTAAATTTGGGCTTGATACGGCTATGATTACAGGAAGTGTTGATGGCAAAACCACGATAAAAGGACAGCGGGCTTCTATGAACGAGGTGCTGACCTTGTTCTCCCCGATTTCAAAGGACAAAAACCTTTTGATGCCAAACAACACCTCTGACATTTCGGTGCTGATTGCCACAGACTGTATTTCGGAAGGACAGAACCTACAAGACTGCGACTATTGCGTCAACTACGATATTCACTGGAACCCCGTCCGTATCATTCAGCGTTTCGGGCGGATTGACCGTATCGGCAGCCGCAATGAGGTAATTCAACTTGTGAACTTCTGGCCGGATGTGGATTTGGACGAATACCTCTTCCTTAAAGGTAGAGTGGAAACAAGGATGCGGATTTCTGTCATGACCGCAACCGGTGACGACGACCTTATCAACGCCGAGGAAAAAGGCGACCTTGAATACCGCAAAGCGCAACTCAAACGACTCCAAGAGGAAGTTGTGGATATTGAAGATATGCAGTCAGGCATCTCCATTATGGATTTAGGGTTGAACGAGTTCCGACTCGATCTGCTTGAATATGTAAAAAACAACGGAGACATGGATAAAGTTCCTTTTGGGCTTCATGCGGTTGTCCCCGCTTCAGAGGATTGTCCGCCGGGAATCGTGTTCGTGTTGAAGAACCGCAACAACAGCGTGAACATTGATATGCAGAACCGCCTCCACCCGTTTTACATGGTGTACATAGGAATGGACGGTGAAGTCATTTGCGACCATCTTTCCCCAAAGGAACTCCTTGACAAGTTCCGCTCTCTTTGCAGGGGCAAAACCGAACCAACGATGGAAGCCTGCCAAGACTTCAATAAAGAGACGAAAGACGGGCGAGATATGCGCGGCGTGTCCACGTTGTTGTCGGATGCAATCAACTCAATCATTGAAGTAAAAGAGGAAAGCGATATCGATAGCTTGTTCAGTCCTGGCGGCACATCTGCCTTGAATGCCAATATCAGTGGGCTGGATGATTTTGAATTGATTTGCTTCCTTGTAGTGAGGTGACGATATGTTAGGATTGCCACGCTCAACAGAGGTAAACCGACGTGTTGCAAAAGAGAAGCTTTATCAAAACGCAGCTCTTGTGCCCCGAACGCGTGAGATGATAAAGGACCAGATAGATTCAGTCTTCTGGCGAAACAAGCTTGCAGATAGCACGATGGCGATCAGTGCAGGCGAAACAGTTGCGGAAATTCAGATATTTGAAATTCAGCTTCGCCAACGGGAACTCGACAAGCGGGTTCTGCCCGCCATTGCCAAAGCAATACCGTATAAAATCCTGTTTATCCTCGTGTTCGGCGACGAGGCGCAGGTGTGGATTGAAGTATCCGGCACGTTCTACAACACTGACTGGCAGCCGCTTGGCGGTTTTGCGTTGAAGTTCGAGGGGTTAAATCTGGATGCGGTGTACGAAAACTTGGTGCGGCAGATTTCGGGTGGACGGCTTGGTACGGAGGGCGACATCGAAGAAGCCGTAGACCGTGATAAACAGCGGCAAAGACTCGAACATGATATTGCCGCCTTGGAAAAGAAACTACTACGTGAGAAGCAGTTTAATAAACAAGTTGAGTTGAACGGCGAGTTGAAACGACTTAAAAAAGAACTGGAGGAACTACAATGAGTGATGGATTCAAGTTAGATCCGGCAAATATGCCGAGAATAGATTTTTCAACAACAAATCACCTTGCTAATTCGGTAGCTGACTCGATAGCTGCAAATCAACGTGACATGGAGCGGTCGATGCAAGCTGTCCAAAGAGAGCGTGAACGAAAAGAAGCAGCAGAAGCCGCTTATCGTGAAGAAACAATCCGAAGCCTCCGCGCCATCGAGCAGAACACGGCGAACCTCTATACACTTGTTGACCTTATCAGCAAGAGCAATGAGCAGCAAGATGAATTGATTGAGATAATTGCCGAAGTATTGACCATCGCCAAGGCAAAAAGCCAAGCCGAAGCGAAATCCGTCTATACCAAGGTTATGGGCAGGATAACGCAAACAATCAAGGATGCAGAAACCCTTGCAAAGATAGCAGGTTACGCCACGGCTGTTTGGAACTTAGCTCAACCGATCATTGAGAAACTGCCACAAATAGGAGGATAATTGATATGAATAAACCGAAATTTGAAACACCGAATCTCACCGCCGAGAACGTGGCGAAAATAGGCAAGCTTTTCCCCGGTGTGGTTACCGAGGGCAAGGTTAATATTGACCTGCTGCGCTCCATGCTGGGCGATGATGTCTACGGCGATGAAGCCTACGAGTTTACATGGGTGGGCAAGCGCGCTGCTATTGCCGAAGCCGGTCGACCTATTCGCAAAACCCTTCGCCCCTGCGTGGAGGAAAGTAAAGACTGGGACACAACCGAGAACCTTTACATTGAGGGCGACAACCTCGATGTGCTGAAACTCTTGCAGGAAAGCTACCTCGGCAAGGTCAAAATGGTGTATATCGACCCGCCGTACAACACTGGAAAAGACAGTTTTTTATACCGCGACAAATTTACTATGGATGCGGATGAATACGATGAAGCTGTCGAAATGTATGATGAAGATGGACTAAAAAACTTCCGTGAAAACGTAAGAACAAACCCTCGTTATCATTCCGACTGGTGTACATCATTATATCCTGTCTTGGTGTTGGCTCGAAATGTCCTTTCGGATGAAGGCATAATCCTTATAAACATGGATGAAAATGAAATTACAAATCTCCAAAAACTCTGTGCGGAGGTTTTCGGAGAGTCTAACGATTTAGGGACAATTATATGGGATAAGAGAAACCCCAAAGGGGACGCGAAGGGTATTTCATATCAGCATGAATATATTATTGCATACGCCAAGAATAAGCTGTCGTTTGTGGAAAAATGCAAAATGGTACGACCAAAGAAAAACGCTGTAGCTATGTTAAAAAAGGCTGAGCAACTTTTCAAAAAGATAAACTCTTCTTATACACTTGAACAGGCAAACCAAGAGCTTCAAGCATGGATTAATTTACAAAAGGATTTGAGTGGTGGCGAAAAAGCGTATAACCGTATGGACGCAAACGGAGACTTGTTCCAATCCGTATCGATGGGATGGCCTAATACCAAGAAAGCCCCAGATGATTATTTTGTGCCATTGATACATCCTAAAACTGGAAAACCATGTCCTGTTCCTCAAAAAGGATGGCGAAACCCTTCCGCAACGATGCGTGATTTGTTGAAAGCAAATCTCATACTTTTTGGCATAGATGAATCTACACAGCCAAGAAGGAAATATTTATTGAAAGAGAATATGTACGAGAATATTCCATCGCTACTCTATTATGGAGGAAGCGATACAGACTTGCTTGCTGAACTGGGGATTCCTTTCGACACCCCAAAGGTTGTCAGCGTAGTAAAGGAACACATACAATCTTTTACTGCTAATGGGGATATTGTTTTGGATTTTTATTCCGGTTCCGCCACGACTGCCCATGCAGTAATGCAGCTTAATGCAGAGGACGGAAACAAGCGTAAGTTTATCATGGTTCAGTTGCCAGAATCCGTTGATAATGTTGATTTCCCCACTATCTGCGAAATCGGTAAGGAACGCATCCGTCGTGCCGGGGATAAAATCAAAGCTGAAGCGGGGTTGACCGCGCTGAATCTCGATATCGGCTTCCGTGTCCTCAAGCTCGACGACACCAACATGAAAGATGTGTATTATGCTGCAGGCGACTATACACAAGACATGATTGCCCTGATGGAGAGCAATATTAAGCCCGACCGCACCGATATGGATTTGCTCTATGGCTGCCTGCTCGAATGGGGCTTGCCGCTATCCATGCCCCACACCCACGAAAAAATCGACGGCTTCACCGTCCATACCTACAACGACGGTGACCTGATTGCTTGCTTTGAAGATCGTATCAGCGAAAAGGCAATCCGCGAGATAGCAAATCGTAATCCCCTCCGCGCCGTATTCCGTGACAGTAGCTTCAACAGTTCACCTGAAAAAATAAACGTATTTGAAACCTTCAAGCTGCTTGCACCGAACACGAATGTGAGGGTGATATGATGAAAAATAAAAAAGAATACGGAGGTGCTGGCGAATGAAACTACAATTCCGGCATCAGCCTTTTCAGGCAGACGCAGCAAAAGCGGTCTGCGATGTGTTCGCAGGTCAGCCGTTTCGCACCCCAACTTATATGATAGATTCCGGCTTGGGACAGCTTTCCCTATCCCAAACACAGGATTTTACAGGCTTCAGCAATGCGCCTATTGTTGTTTCTGATGACAAAATACTGGAGCATATCCGCACCACTCAGCGGCAAGGTGGTATAAAACCGTCCGATTCACTTGTAGGCCGTTTTAACCTAACCATTGAGATGGAAACAGGTGTTGGCAAAACCTATACATATATCAAGACCATGTACGAGCTTAACAAACGGTATGGCTGGAGTAAATTTATCATCGTTGTGCCAAGTGTAGCTATTCGTGAGGGGGTTTATAAGTCCTTCCAAATGACGGAGGAGCATTTTGCCGAGGATTACGGTAAGAAAATCCGTTATTTCATTTATAATTCCTCGCAGCTCACTGAGATTGACCGGTTCGCTTCTGATAGTGCAATTAATGTGATGATCATCAACAGCCAAGCATTTAACGCAAGGGGCAAGGATGCCCGGCGTATCTATATGAAGCTGGACGAGTTTCGCTCACGCCGTCCGATTGATATCATTGCAAAAACAAACCCGATATTGATTATAGATGAGCCACAGTCGGTCGAGGGTGCGGCAACCAAAGAGCGATTGAAGGAGTTCGCTCCCCTTGTCACCCTTCGATATTCTGCGACCCACAAAGCTGACAGCCTGTACAATATGATTTACCGCTTGGATGCGATCGAGGCCTATAACAAACGGCTCGTAAAAAAGATAGCCGTCAAGGGTATTTCGGTTTCCGGTAGCACCGCTACGGAAGGCTATGTTTATGTGCAGAGTATTAACCTTTCAAAGGGCAACCCCACAGCGACAATCGAATTTGACATAAAGAATAAGACCGGGTTCAGCCCAAAAACACGGGTAGTAACCGAAGGTTATAGCCTGTTCGATAACTCCGGAGAGCTTGCCGAATATAAGGACGGCTATACCGTTTTGCGAATTGACGGCAGAGATTCTTCTGTTGAATTTACAAACGGTAAGAAGCTGTTTGCCGGGGATGTTATTGGCGCGGTTAGTGAGGATCAGTTGCGCCGTATTCAGATACGGGAAACCATCCTGTCCCATATCGAGCGGGAGCGACAGTTATTTGCCAAAGGCGTGAAGGTTTTATCGCTTTTCTTTATTGATGAAGTGGCGAAGTACAAGCAGTATGATGCTTCAGGCAACGCACAAGGTGGCACCTATGCTGAGATTTTCGAGGAGGAGTACAAAGCCATTGTCGGCAGTATGCAGCTTGCCTTAACTGACACGACGGAGTATCTTGCGTATCTTGACGGTATTGAGGTCGAGCGGACACACGCTGGTTACTTTTCCATTGATAAGAAAAGTGGTCGTATGGTAGACAGTAAGCTCGGCGATAGAAAAGAACGCACATCCGACGACGCGGATGCCTATGACCTCATCATGAAGGACAAGGAACGCCTGCTTGACCGCCGTGAGCCTGTGCGGTTTATCTTTTCCCACTCTGCCTTGCGCGAGGGCTGGGATAACCCGAATGTATTCCAAATTTGCACCTTGAAGCAAAGTGGAAGTGATGTCCGTAAACGTCAGGAAGTCGGGCGCGGGCTGCGTCTTGCCGTCAATCAAGGCGGCGAACGTATGGATGAAACCCTCCTATCCCGCGAGGAAGTCCACAATATCAATGTACTGACGGTTATTGCAAACGAAAGTTACGATAGCTTCGCCAAGGGATTGCAAAGCGAAATTGCCGAAGCTGTCGGCGACCGTCCGCGCAAGGTTGAAGCAAAGCTGTTTGAAGAGAAATTTGGTGAGGATACAGCTCTTGCTATATATGAGAGCTTGATAGAAAACGGTTATGTGAAGCGAGGCGAACTAACCGAGAAATATTACGAGGATAAGAAAAACGGTACTATAGAAGTACCTGAAGAAGCCGCTGACCAAGCTGCCGATGTCATCGCTGTACTGGATTCTGTCTACGATCCGAATGCCAATAAGCCTGAAAACGCTCGCAAAAACACCGTCGAGGTCACTCTTGATAAGGGAAAACTGGATAGCAAGGCATTCCAAGAACTGTGGTCACGCATTAACCACAAAAGCTACTATGTCGTAGGATTTGATGAAGATGAATTGGTGGAAAAGGCTGTAAAGGAACTGAATGCACGACTGCGCGTTTCGAAGATTTATTTCAGGGTTGAGACGGGCGAACAGGCAAAGAACATTGACTCCAAGGAACAGCTTGAATCTGGAGAAGCCTTTGTTCGAAAGGATATGGTGCGCGAGGAAGCAGCTCCATTCATGACGATGCGGGCAAGTTCAGCCGTCCACTACGATCTTGTTGGGAAAACCGTAGCAGAAACGGGACTAACCAGAAAAGCCGTGACAAAGATTCTGGTCGGTCTCGAAAAAGTTATCTTTGACCAGTTCGGTGACAACCCCGAAGAGTATATTATCCGCGCTTCAAACATCATCAACGAGCAGAAGGCAACAGCGATTATCGAACATATAACCTACGATAAGCTGACTTCCGCTTTTGGTACTGAAATATTCACCGAACCCGATCTAAAGAAAGGAAGTCTTGGCGTAAACGCTATGGAGGCAAAGCGTCACCTATACGATTATGTTATTTACGATTCTACCAACGAGCGTGACTTTGCTTCCGCATTAGAAGCGCACAGTCAAGAGGTTGAGGTCTATGTCAAGTTGCCGCGCGGATTCTATATCAACACCCCTGTGGGCAAATATAACCCCGACTGGGCGATTGCGTTCTATGAAGGTAAAGTGAAGCACATTTATTTCGTTGCTGAGACGAAAGGTGATATGTCCTCGATGGAACTCCGCAAAATCGAGGAAGCCAAAGCACACTGCGCCCGTGAGCATTTCCGTGCTATCAGCGGCGATAACGTGAAATACGATGTAGTTGACAGCTATGACAAGCTGTGGGAGCTGGTACAGGGATAAAAATAGTCTGAGGAGAGAGAAAATATGGGTGGGGCTACTATTATATGTCCGAATTGCAAAAAGTCTTTTGAAATATCTGATGCCATACAGCACCAGATTGAGGATGAGTTGCTTCGAGCAAAAACTGAGCAGTCGGAGACACTCCGCAAGGAGTATGATGCCGCTGCTGAGATAAAGTTAAAGCAAGCCGTGGAAAAAGCTATATCCGAGGCGCAACAGGCGTCACAGCTTCAAATTGAACGGGAGCGGCAAACTGCAAAACTTGAACTGGACAAGGCTCGCCAAACTACTGAACTTGAAGTTGAAAAGGCAAAACAGACCACGGAACTCGAAACCGAGCGTCTGCGCCGTGAAGCCATCGCTTCAAAGGAAAGCGAAAAGCAGCTCCGCAAGCAGTTATCGGATTTGCTCGAAGAACTCTCCAAGGCAAATAAGGCGCGTGAGGATGCAGAACTCACGGCCCGCAAGGAACTGCTCGAAAAGGAAAAAGGTATACGTGCCGAGGCAGCGCAAAAAGCCTCCGAGGACTTCAACACAAAAATCCGCGAGCAGGAGGAAACCATCAACCGGTTACGTGAGCAATTAACCACAGCTAAACAGGTGGCGGAGCAAGGTTCACAGCAGTTACAGGGCGAAATCCTCGAGCTGGATATCGAAAATGCCCTCCGCAGCGGTTTCCCGTTCGATACAGTCGAGGAAGTAAAAAAGGGCGAACGCGGTTCGGACATTCGGCAAGTGGTCAACGAGCAGTTTTATATGAACTGCGGCTTGATTCTTTGGGAATGCAAAAATGCCAAGACCTATCAGGCAAGCTGGCTCGGCAAACTGAAAGATGAAATTGCATCAGAAAAAGCTCAAATGGGAGTTATTGTGTTCAATCCCACTGACGGAGGAGGCGACGACTTCAAACAGCTTGCTGATAATATCTGGCTTGTGAAGCCGCGCTATGTGATAATGCTCGCCACGTTATTGCGGGAAGCAATCGTCAAGGTCTTTGCAGCCAATCGCGCTGCTGAAGGCAAAGATGTGAAGGTTGAACTGATATACAACTATCTGACCGGTGGAGAGTTTAGTAACCGGATTCGTTATATCCTTGAGTCCTACGACGAAATGGCAAAGCAGCTCGACACCGAGAAGAAACAAGCCCAGAAACGCTGGGCAGCACAGGAAAAAATCTTGCAAAAGGTCACAAATAGTCTCTATGGTATGAGCGGCGATCTCCAAGGTATAGCCGGCCGGGAGATAATTGCGTTGCCCTCTCTCGGAGATGACGAAGAAGAAATTCCGGCTATAAAGCCGCGTATATTGGAGTCGAGAAAACGAACGGAGGATATAGATGATGAATACTAAAATAACTTCCGCAATCGAAAAACTTATGCTAAACGCTGCGACTTTTCACGGCATTCCGGTTGTGCCCACGCTTATCAACTTCTTTTATGGAAACAACGGCACGGGAAAATCTACCATAGCGAGGGCTGTCCATGCCAATGAGGGTTTGTCTTGGCAAGCGGGAAAATCCGCAGATGACTACTCCGTGCTTGTCTATAATCAGGAGTTTGTAGAAGCGAACTTCCGTGACTACGGCAAACTCAAGGGCGTATTCACCGTAGGCGAGCAGAACATCAAGATTCAAGCTGACATTGCTGAAAAAAACACTCAGCGGGCTGAGCAGGAAAAGCTAAATGGCGAAAATACCATAACAAAGGACCGCAAGGAATCGGCACGAAACACCTTGCTCGACGACTTTCAAGGAACCTGTTGGGATAAAACGAAAGCCATCCGAGACGGATTTGACGCTACGCAGAGCGGCTTTAAGCGGAAGGCTCAGTTTGCCGAGAAAGTATTGCAAATAGGAAACCCTACTCAGCATGATATAGGAGAATTAAGAACTCTGTACGAAACGGCATTTGACCCAAAAGCTGCTACATATAAGAAGTTTCAGCCTACTGGAGGCACGGAAAGATTAAAAGGGTCACCCGGCAACGAACTACTTAATAAATCCATTACGAGCAGTAGTGACACACCCTTTGCTGGTTTCATCAAAGCGATTAAAGCTACGGACTGGGTGCGCCAAGGGCATGAACATTTCGCCGAAACATCAGAAGGAAAATGCCCTTATTGCCAACAGGAATTACCCGACGATTTTGAGAAACAAATCTCTGCCTGTTTTGATGGCCAGTATCAAGAGGATATTAGTGCCCTTCGGCAATTTCAAGAGGACTACGTAAGCGATATGCAAGGCTTCCTTGATGTACTTAACGGCAATCTCCAGGATGCTTTCCCGAAACTTGATCTTACTGAATATAAGACGAAACTTGCGCTCTTAGAGAAAATGATTGAAATCAATATCCAACGGATAACTGACAAGTTGAAAGAGCCGTCTTCAGTTATCACACTTGAAAACGTTAAAACGCTGCGTGATGAAATAAACGTCCTAATCGAGGGTTTTAATAAACAGATTCAAGCAAACAACGACATTGTCGGTGCGAAGCGTCAGAAGCAAACCGAGTGTACCAGGAAAGTCTGGGAACTTATTGCATTTACACTTCAAAGTGATGTTTCGACCTATAGATTACGGCGCAAGACCTTTGATGACGAGATTACTGCATTGATTAAGCTGGTCGATGACGGTGCTAAGGCATCACGAGCTTTAGAAAATGAAATTGCAGAACTTAACAAACGAGTGGTTAGTACCGCCCCAACCATCAAAAGCATAAACGATTTACTTCGAGATTCAGGTTTCCAGGGCTTCACCCTGCGGGAAAAGCGAGGTCAGCAAAATGTCTACGAGGTTGTGCGCCAAGACGGGACAGTTGCGGATAAGCTAAGTGAGGGCGAGAGAAATTTCATTGCGTTCCTGTACTTCTATCACCTCGTTCGCGGAAGTCATACCGATGCTGATGTTAGCAAGGATAAAATTGTCGTAATAGACGACCCCGTTTCCAGTATGGATAGCTGCGTCCTATTCATCGTCAGCACCTTGGTGCGGGAGATGGTAGGTGTCTGCTTTAACAACGCTGAATATCGTGAACAGGAACGTGAGGTTCAGGGCGACTATATAAAGCAGATTTTTATCTTGACCCACAACGTCTATTTCCATAGGGAGATAACCTATAACCAAGCATCCCGCTATCATTGCGTATCGTTCTATGTGATAAACAAAGCGAGTAACAATTCCACAATCAAGCATTGTGTCCGACAATGTATATCTAAGCCAACCGAGCAAGAAAACTTCAACCCTGTCCAAAACTCCTACGCTGCCCTCTGGGGTGAGTACAGAGAAGTGGATACAGCTATTCCGCTAATGAACGTAATACGCCGCATTTTGGAATATTACTTCATGCAACTTTGTGGCTACGACGGTGTGAATATCCGCAAGAGGGTTCTTGATGAACATAGAGATAAGTTCGTGGAAACGCCAGCCGAAGGGTTACCCGACTACACGAAGTACCACCTCGCCACAGCTATGTTATCCTATATCAATGCCAACTCCGTGGGTTTCAGCGACGGTCTGAATTATGTCGACGACTGCACCGACATCACACTGTATAAGGATGTATTCAAATTAATATTTGAAGCTTTAGAGCAGGAACAGCATTATAAAATGATGATGGGCGAGGAACAATGAACGGAACATATAATAACCCGGATTATTCATGCGAACACTTGAGAATCGCCTGACCCCAATGAAATCAACGGTTCCAGAGGATCGCTCTGTGCACCCATTGGGTGCACAAGCAATATAAAAAAAGACGCCCGTTTGTGGTAAAATGTAAGCAGTTAAACATCCACTAAATCACAAAAAGGAGTCTTTCTATGACCAGTTTACGGGATGGCGCACTGAATTTCAATAGCTCTATGCGGTTTGATTTTAATGGTGGCTGCATTTCTTCTGACGCCGGGCTTTTGGCTGTCAAATCTTTTGGAAAAGCATTGGGGATCACGGAGCTCCTGAACACGGCTCTTCCTCATACGAAGGTTAAAAGGCATTCTGATTCGTCCCTTGCTGAACAACTTGTATACTCTTCTATCGCAGGTTATCACCATGACGACGATGCAGATTCGCTGCGAAAAGACCCGGTCTTCACTTCTATCCTGGGCAAGGGTGCATTGGCTTCTCAACCAACCATTTCCCGTTTCTTAAACGGCTTTACTCAAGAAGGCTTGGGACGGCTCAACCAATTGCTGCTCCAAGTGCTGGAGAAGGCATACCGGTTGGAAGGCCTTGAGCATATCGTTCTGGATATTGACACCACATATGTTCAAACCCACGGGAAACAGGAGAAAAGCAATTACAATGTCCATTACTCCACCACAGGCTTTAATCCCCTGGTCGTCTATAACGGATTAACGGGAGATCTCCTGAAGTTGGAACTCCGTGAAGGAAGTACGTATTGCTCCAAGGATGTCAGAGCGTTTCTAGAACCCCTAATGATTTGGCTCAAGGAGAAATTCCCGGATACCAGGATCCTCATCCGGGGAGACAGTGGTTTTGCCACACCCGAGATGTACCAGTTGGCCGAAGAGTATGATGCCGATTATCTCATCCGTTTAAAGCAAAATGCCATTCTTATGAAGATGGCGAATGATGTGTCCGCAGAGTTTTCCAGGCTTTATGCGAACCAGCACGATAAAACCTGTGTTTTATATGATTCCTTCACCTACCAGGCCGGTAGCTGGGATGTTGCCAGACGGGTTGTCGTTAAGATGGAACGGAAAACAGGCGAGCTGTTCCCTCGCGCCGGTTTTATTGTAACTTCACTGGAAGCAGACCCCCAAACTGTCCTGAGAGCTTACAATCTTCGGGGTAACATGGAGAACTTCATCAAGGAAACCAAGCTTGATTTTGGGCTGGATTCCCTCAGTCACTCTTCGTTCGCAGCCAATTGCGCCAAATGTCTGATGAAGGCATTCGCTTACAATCTGATCAATCTGATGAAGCGGCTGGTCTTGCCCAAAAAGTATCTGAAGAGCAGAATGTCATCGATACGTTCGGATCTGATGAAAATCGGGGCCAAAATTGTTTCCTCCGGTCGCCAGGTACACTTCAGGTTAAGCAGTCATTGTCCCCATAAGAACGGCTTTCTGGAAACCATGAGGCGAATCAGGGATCTTTGTTTCGCTTAGCAAGGGATCACAGAAACGCTCATTGCATGACCAGGGGAGACGTCTGCCCATTTTAGGCATCTGTAGCTGAGGGCTGTCTGGTCCAGTCATTTTCCTACAGACAAAAGCATTGTTTGCCGTTAATCAGCCATCGACTGCTTCGTTTTTTCGGTTCACTTTGGGCTAAGCACTGACGGATGAATAATTCGGGAATAAGTTATAAACTATTTTGAGAAGGGAGGTCTTTGGATGGCAAGAGTAGATGCAAACATAAATAAAGAAACCCTTGGCTATATTTGTTCACAGATAGGCGTTACCGTTACCTTCCTTTCTCAGAGGATAGGGCAGACAGAGGAAAGGGTCAGCGCGTGGTTGGATACTTCAAACTCTGATTATCCGACAATAAATCAGGCTAAGGGTCTTGCGAAGGTTCTGAAGGTTCCTTTTGCCGGGCTGTATATGAATAAAGAAATCTTGCCCGTTAAACAGTTACCTGCCTTGAGGAACTTGCGGACACTACCTTATGAGATAGCGACAGACGATAGTTCTTTGAACCTTGCGGTTGTTGAACTCATTCGCTATCACGATTTTATGACCTCCTCGGAATCGGATATGAAAATTGAAGCACTACCGCTGTCACTGCCTGCAATTGCCGACACTGCCAGTGTTATTGAATATGCAAAAACCATAAGAGCATTTTTCGGTATTAAATTGGTGGATCAGTTTAAGCTGACCTCTCCACGCCAGTTCTACCTTTATGTGCGGCAGAAAATTGAGAGCAAGGGTATCTTCGTTCACTGCTTTACAGGCGTTGATGTAGAAACCGTTCGTGGAATATCAATATTCAATGACACCGCCCCGATTATTGGAATTAACGAAAATGACAGGTATCCAGCCAAGACGTTTACAATGATTCATGAATTGGTTCATGCCTTGAAGCGCCAGTCCACAATCTGCAACGAGATGGTTACATCGTTTTCTTTTGCGGATGAAGAGGTGTTTTGCAATGCTGTGGCTGGTGAGGTGCTTGTTCCTACAGACTCGTTAAACTCATATTTATCAGCAAAGAAAATCACTTCAGTCACCTTGGATGATGTAGAAACTATGGCGGGCAGATTCAGTATAAGCAAAGAAGTAGTTATCAGGAGACTACTCGACACAAGACGGTTTACTCAGGACGAGTACGACACTTTTGCAAACGAAATCCGACAAAACTTTTTACAGCAGAGAGAATCAGAAAAATTGGCTCGGCAGGAAGGGCGAGGACAGTCAATCCCCAAAAACGTCAGCAGAGAAGCAATTGACAAGACCAGCCCGACGATTTGTCGTATTCTACTAATTGGTTATAGCGACGGGTATTTTAGCAAACAGGAGGTTTCGGGTTTTCTTGGGATTAAAGAAAAGCACATTCCAAAGTTCATTGCGGAGGTGGCGAAATGGTAAATAATATTTACTCAGAGCAAATGACATTGATACCGCCGCCCTACCGCTATATCATTGATACTTGTTCGATTCTTTCCCAAAAAGCGGACGAGCCTCACCGCCGTAGCGTTTACAGCACTCTGTGGCAAAATATTGACGAATTAGTGAAGTCTTCTGAAATCGTTATATGTTCTGAAATTAAAGACGAGGTCGAGGATGAGACTCTGAAACCATGGATTCAACAATGCACGGTATTGGACGTTGATGCTGGGATTCAGCAGAATGTCGTTAGAATCGTGAATGAACACCCAGAGTTGTTGAGCTTTACGAACATGAAGTCTTCCGGCGATGCCTTCCTCATTGCGACCGCAATGAAGTATAGGATTGCTGTGATTACCGAAGAAAACAAAGACTCGCCAAAGAAAATTCCTAAAATATGCGCGGCCTACAACATACCGTGCATTAACGTGACTGAACTCGCTGAAAAAGAAGGCTGGTCATTTTGAGACATACCGAATAGATATAAAAGTAATATGGAATAGGGTGTGCAAAAGCGGTGCATCTTTTAACGATTTGATTTGAGCGGTGCATTTTAGCAATAAGTAGTTACTTTGCCAAATCTAGTACCATCTATTGATAGAATGGCTTCTGCCAAAAGATGGTATTATTTTGCCTGAAAGTGCCTGAAATCAGGGCGTTTGAGGTTTTCAGGGCGTTTCAAGACATTACACATATGGATAAATTACCGCTATTATGCTGTTCCCCCATACTTTTTTGCTGATCAAAAGCTTTGTTCGTTTTTGTAATCGTTTAACAGTAGGTGGGGGTGTGCATTTTTCCGGCATATCGTTGAACAATAGGGGAATCGTTGAACAATCGAGCGTAATCGTTAAAATACACCCTATACAAATATACCTTGCGATAAATCAATAAAATATACCCCATAAGACGTTCGATTTTCTGGGTTACACATACAGATGCAGATGGGTGAAGACAAAAAGAGGTAACAATCGCCATGCCATTGAGAAGCGGATTATCAGTGTATTCTGGTCATGAACCTGAAAAAGAGATTGAGAGATCTCTTTGACCTGACAATTCATCTGCTTGATTGCTTCTCTTCGACAGTCCTGATTTTCAAATTGGAAGTTGAGCAGTAGTCCCTAGATAGCTCTGCAAAGTGGCAAAAGTCAAGCCAGAACTATTCTACCACTGGAATTTGGGGCTTCGGACGACGATGAGATAACAAGAGCTGGATGACGGGAGACTGCCACATCCAGTTCTGAGAGAGACTCGAGGTGCAACTTCCCGGGCCTACTCGACGGTCCCCCGGTCAACTAATGGCCGGGGTCCTACCCGATTATTTACCCTTCACTATTAGCTGTAATATGGGCTGTTTTATCAACATCAATATGGAATGACCCTTAGATTTTACAGTAAAATATAATCTCTCCCTATAATATTTCTTAATTTTTAACCACTTACCACTTAATTTTTGACCTTCATAATAAATAATAAAACGACGGAGGGATTAAAATGAGTACGATAATTGAGTTTAAAAATGTTACCAAGAAATACAATGTAGGTGAAGTTGAAATTAACGCGTTGATCGGCGTAAGCTTTTCCGTTGAGGAAGGCGAGTTCGTTGTTGTTCAGGGAGCTTCTGGTGCTGGTAAAACCACCATTTTAAATATACTCGGTGGAATGGACGGCGCGACCTCCGGCGAAATTATTGTAAATGGAGAAAATATTGAAAGATATAACGACAGAGCACTGACAAAATACCGAAGAGAAAATATTGGTTTCGTTTTTCAGTTTTATAACCTGATTTCTAATCTTACTGCTCTTGAAAATGTGGAATTTGCGGCAGAAGTATGTGAGAATCATTTAAATGCTTCAGACGTGCTTGAACAGGTCGGCCTTTTGGACCGGGCAAGGAATTTCCCCACACAGCTCTCCGGCGGCGAACAGCAGCGCGTCGCCATTGCCAGGGCGGTCGCCAAAAATCCGCTTCTGTTGCTTTGCGATGAACCGACGGGGGCTCTGGACGATATGACCGGCAAAATGGTGTTAAGTCTTTTGCAGCAGGTAAATCACGATTACAAAAAAACAGTCATGCTAATTACGCATAATTCGCTCATTGCGCCAATGGCCGACAAGGTGATCAGGGTTAAAAGCGGGAAGATAGAAGGTATATTTCTTAACACATCCAAAACCCCGGTAGAGGAGCTTGAGTGGTAATGAAAAAGCTATATCTTCGTATGCTTCGGGAAATGAAAGACAATTATGGGCAATTTGTGTCGATAGTTCTAATCATAGCCATTGGTTCCATGCTGTTGTCCGGCATGTTTTCCGCTGTTTTTGGCATCAATAAATCCGTTGATGATTATTACCAAACGCAAAACCTTGCTGATATTTGGGTGTATTACAGAGGAATCACGGCAGATGAAGTTGTGGAGCTTGCAAAGGAGGATGGTATTACCGATGCACAGAGCCGGTATACCTTCAACGCAGATCTCAAAATCGGCGGCACCGTAAGCACGCTCCGGATACACAGCGTGACTGGAATCAACGCGCCGTATGTTACAAGCGGCGCGTTGCCGCGGAATAAATTTCAATGCATAGTGGACGAAAAATACGCAGAGGCCAATGGTATTGCCATTGGGCAGAAATTGGAGCTCGCTCTGAACGATGCTGTGATTGATCTGACCGTAACCGGGTTTTGCCTTGATCCCGAATATGCATACAAAACAAAGGACGCCTCCGCTGCGCTTGTAGACAACAAGGCTTTCGGATATGCCTATGCCGACGTGGAAACGCTGATTGTGCTGAACAAACACAGCGAGGTATATTTGACTTACCAGTCAGAGGCGAATAATCAGATCAGCGAGGAGGAAAATGAATTAAGCAGCGCAAAAACCAATTTTAACGACAAGCAGACCGAATACGAAACCAGTAAATCCGAGGCGGAAAAGTCCTTTGCAGAAGGTTATTCAACCCTGGATAACCTAAAAAAGCAGCTTGACGATGCACAGAGTACTCTTAACGCCGAGTTGAGCAGCTTTAATAAACAGATCAGCGATGCGCAGGTCCAGATAGACAGGGCAAAAAAATCGTTGGATGCGGGCAAGGCTCAGATTGACGCCGGTTATGCTGCGTATCAAAGCATACGAGATACTTTGACAGAGGAAGCACAACAGGAACAGGATGCCGCATGGGCGGCTAAGAATGAACAAATCGACTTGCAATATGTCGATCTTAAAGGCCAGCAGCAGGAACTGAATGGCAAATCAAAGCAGGGACTGAATGGATTTGCTTCAAAGCAGAATGAGCTGGATGCAAAATACAAAGAGTATAAGGCGAATTTAGCCGCCATGGAAGAACAGGAACAAAGCACTATGGCAAGCCTTACTTTGGTGGAACAGGAACTGAGTGATGCTCAGGCTCAAATTGCGGAAAAAGAAAGCCAGCTTGCAGAAGCCAAAGCAGATTTGGAAGAAGGTTTGGATAAAATATCAAAAAGCTATCAGGAGGTTTTACTTAAGGTTAGCGACTATGACGCTGCTGAGACCGCAATTGAAAACAATGAAAATTATATCACGCATGTTGAGAGAAATAATCAATCAAGCTATAGCATGGTTAATGATTCTCTCGATCCGATCAGGACGGTATCCTACGTTTTTCCGTTGATTTTCTTTGCAGTTGCTGCCATAATCGTTTTTATCTCCATGTCCAAGATGGTAGAAAACCAAAGAACACAAATTGCCGTCATGCAGGCTATCGGAATTTCGAAGGGAAAAATCCGCCTGAGCTTTTTATCCTATGCACTCACGAGCTCTCTTCTCGGTTCGATCATTTTTGCTCTGCTTGGTTACAAAATAATACCCGGCGTTTTTGTTGAATCCTTTGTTTCACGTTTTGCGCTGCCGGAAATAACAATCCCCCTGAACGCTGAATATATCATCGCTCCGTTTATTCTGGCAGCATTGTTCAGCATGACGGCAGCCCTCTTTGCAATACACAAGGTACTAAAAGAAGTTCCCGCTCAGGCCATGCGCCCGCGGCCGCCCAAAAGTTCGAAAGCAATTCTTGCTGAACGGATCGTTCCGCTGTGGAAAAGACTCAGCTATTCATCCAAACTTATTTTTCGGAATATCTGTTTAAACAAAAAGAGAGTGCTCTTAAGCTCGGTCGGCATCATCGGAAGCGTGATGTTCCTGATTACGGGGCTGTCGTTAAAATACTCTGCACAGACTGTCATTAATTCGGCAATGGAAAGTATGAGCTATGACCTGCGCATAACCTATAACGATCCCGTTGAGAATATAGAGACACTGTCATTTGAATATCCTACCGACAGGGTCGAGCTTACGCAAGCATATAATGCAACTGTTAAACTGAATGCCGATTTTGATACGAACCTTCAGATTGTTGAGGAAAACAGCCGTCTTGTCAATCTTTTCGATCAGAAGGGGGTACTTCTGCCATTTTTTCAGGACAGCGTTATCATCCCGAAAAGTATGGCCGACGAATACTCCCTGAAAACAGGCGATCCAATAACGGTTGCCATAAACAGTAAGGAATATTTTATGACAATAACCGGCATTGCCGTAGAATACGCCGCCAAGTCAATCTATGTTTCCTGCCCGGCCGCAGAAAAAGCGGGAATCGATACCACCTCTAAATCCGCATTTATTTCTCTTCAAAATCCGGAAGGAGCTGATGTGGCAGCACAGGCAATATCGTCACAGGATGGGGTAAAAATCGTAAACACCAAGGAAAATATGATCCAGCGAAGCCATGAGATGATGGGCACCCTCAATACAATGATTCTTATCATTATCATTGGCGCTGCCGTGCTTTCCATGACGGTCATCTACAATATTACCTCAATCGCCATATTCGAGCGCACAAGAGAGTTTGCAACGCTGATGGTTCTTGGGTACTATAAAAAAGAGGTCAACAGGCTGATGTTTGTCGAAAACATGGTGACAACAGCATTCGGCTGTATTGTCGGTCTTCCCTTTGGCGCCGCTTTATCCCGATATATAATCAGTCTTATGTCGTCAAACAATCTCAGTTTCCCGTCAACGCTCAATGCAGCCGTAGCTGCTGCTTCAATAATCCTAACCTTCGCGTTTTCCGTATTTGCAAATATCCTGCTGAAAACAAAAGTCAAAAAGATCGTACTTGTCGAAGCGTTGAAAAGCGTCGAATAAAAGAAAGATGAACAGGGCTACGCCTTTTGCAGGGGCAGTCCTGTAATTTAAAGCAACCGTACAATTCTGAATAATCTCCGCAAAGATGTAATGAATTGATATAATGGTCACACAGGGAAAGAGGATAATATATGCCAAAGGTTTTAATTGCCGACGACGAAGTGAATATAGCGACACTGATTGCAGAAAGTTTGAATGATGAGGGTTTTGAAACCATGGTAGTCCACGATGGCAGCGCTGTCCTTTCGGAACTTTCCGGTGACAAGAGCTACAGCCTTATCATTCTTGATATCATGATGCCTGGTATGGACGGACTGGAGGTCTGCCGCCGAATAAGGGATACTGTAACATGTCCGATTATCTTCGTCACCGCGAAGCGCCGAACTCTGGATACGCTGCTTGGCCTTGAGATAGGCGCGGACGATTATATAACCAAGCCTTTTGTTGTCGAGGAACTTGTCGCAAAAGTAAAGGCACATATAAGGCGGGAAAAGAGGATGGCGGCATCAATATCGGATTTCGTATCAATCGACGCGATGACAATTAAAAAAGAAAGCTACGAGGTCTTTATCAATGAAAAACGAATCGAACTGTCCACAAGAGAATTTCAGCTGCTTGCATACCTGGCCGACAATATCGGTAAAGTGTTGACGAGGGAACAGATATTTGACGCCGTGTGGGGGATGGATTACACCGACATCGGAACAGTTACTGTCACTATAAAGAATCTGCGGGATAAAATAGATCCTGATAATCGCTATATCAAAACCGTGTGGGGTGTCGGATATAAGCTGATAAGACCGGATGATTACGGATATGAGCATTAAGTATAAAATACCTCTGCTGATGGTGTTCATATTTGCCGCGAATATCATTTTGCTTCTGCTTTGCTATCACTATTATATCGCGGACAAGATGACGCAAAATTTGCGCAGTATGCAAAACGATACCGTCATTTTCTGTAGCGCGCTGGCTGATGAAATCGACGGAAAAAGCTTTGAGGAGGCTGGGAGATATCTTTCGGATTTGAATAATCAAAAAGACATGATTTTAAAATTGAAAAATACAGTTACCAGTGAAGAGACTGCGATAGGCGGAGAAAACGCCGAAAAAGTTGGCGTTGGCTCTGCTGACGTGGTCACGCTCGACAACACCGTCTATGTTTTGTATGCCCAAAAATCTATTGATTTTTTTAATCTGCGCTCCAAGAGCATTGCGAAATATACGCTGTTCTTTGAATGCCTCATTATGTTTATAATGCTGCTCCTTGCGGGCATAGCACTTCATTTCCGATATGTAAAACCGCTGATGCACCTAAAGGAATATATAAAACACTATGATGCCGATATACTCCAAACCGAAGCGCCTGTTAATCGAAAAGATGAAATAGGACAGCTTGAACGGAGCTTTTTGGATCTTTCAAGCTCCCTATCTGAGGAAAAACAGATGCAGCGGAGAATTATCGGGTCGATTTCCCATGATATAAAAACACCACTTACATCAGTCATGGGCTATGCCGAGCGGCTTATGAAAAAGGATTTTGATAACGAAAAACAAAAGCAATATCTGAACACCATTTATACACAGGCAAAAGATATCGAAGCCATTGTCATGGAATTTGAAGAATATTTAGAAAATAACACTGAAAGCAAGCTTGATATGAAGCTGTATGAAACGGCTTATATCTGTAAGATGTTGTCTGAAGAGTATGAGCAGCAGCTATCTGAATGCGAAATGCAAATTTCAGTTAAAAATAACTGCGGCGCTCATTCGAAAGTAAACGTTGATATGGCAAAGATAAGGCGGGTTTTTGCCAATATCATAGGCAACTCCATCCGTCATGCAAACGCTGGAAAATTATCAATTGTTATTAACTCCGATGAGAATGAAGCGCAGGTTCAGTTCACTATATCGGACAACGGCCAGGGCGTGCCGGAAAGCGAGCTCCCTTATATATTCGAACCGTTTTACACATCAGATAAAAGCAGAAGAGTGTCCGGCCTCGGTCTGTCCATTTGCCAAAGCATTGTGAATGCTCACGGTGGACAGATATCAGCCGGGAACAATCACGGTGGCCTATGCATATCAATTGAACTGCCCAGATATTGAACTGTAATATCTGCACTCGCACTGGAGTCAAAATGATTAGCCTTGTTTAACTCTATTGATGCTGTGCAAGAGAAGTTAATTTCCTATAAGTGGTAATTTGATTTCAAATATGGCTCCGGCACTGCCGTTATACGCTCGAATACTCCCGCCCATGAATTCTACGGCCGATTTGGCGATAGCGAGTCCCAGTCCGAAATTTCCGCCTGCTCCCTTATAGAATCGCTCAAAAATATGAGGCAGGTCGGAGTTCGAAATCCCATTGCCGTCGTCGGTGATTCGGATAACAGCGTCGGATTCGGTACGGAATAGGTCTATATTGGAGGTGGTTTTCGCGTAGCGGATGCAGTTGGATGCAATATTCATAACAGCTTGGGATAAAAGGGTATCATCTGCCTGAACGATGAGAGGAGAACTTGGCGTAACAAGCGTAAGCTGTTTATTCTGTTTTGACGCCAATCCTCCCATACGCTGAACATATTCCTTGAGAATGTCGCAGAGATTTATCGAGATAAGTTCTTTCGTATAAGTCTGGCCTTCAATCCGTGAGAGCGTAAGAAGCTCCTCTACCAGTGTGCCCAGTCGCTTGCTTTCGTTGCCTATGATTTCTGCGGCATGTTTTACGTCGGGCAGAACGTCATTTGCAATGCCCTCTGCATATCCTTGTATGGACATGAGCGGAGTTTTCAGTTCATGCGAGGCGTTCTGGATGAAGGTCTTCTGCGTTAGGTCATACGCTTTCAGTCTCAAGGACATCTCACTTATATTTTGATACAGCATATTCAGTTCGAGAATTTCATCTGCCCCGCGCGACTGTTTCGGCAGGGAAAACTTACCCCTGCCGATCTCTTTGGTTAGGTCTGATAAATCGGTTACGGGCCGTGCTATATGAGCGGACAGGCGGCTGGCAATAAATGCGGCCACGACGGCGCTAAGGAGCGTGATGCAGATCAGAATGACATTGATGGCGCGTAGCATTGAAGCGGCCGCAGTCATGTGCGCAACAAAAACGATTGTAGGTTGCACCACGTTGGAATTTGTCAGCGGATAGGGCAGAACCAGATACCGCTCTGTTCCCATACGAACCGTGTAGATCTCTTCATCCTGCATGTTTGGCAATTGGCCTGAAATTCGGCTAATAAGCTGCTCGTCGACAAAGTCATCGGCATCCTCAACGGGGTAAATAAGCGCCTGATCCCTGTTGAAAAGCAGCATTTCAATATTAACCGCCATTTTAGAGGCACTCAGTGCTTTATACAGCTTTGCAAATGCTCTGTTTAAATTGTTTTCAGTAAAATCGCGTATATTTCCAGGCAGCTCTTTGTTGACAACGGTCTCCACTATGCTCACGACCGCCCTTAATTCGGTTCTCGTATTTTTCTCAATATATATCCTTGTGACGGCATTAAACAGCAGAAGTGTTACCAGCGGAAATATTACAATGAGCACAATAAACGGTGTCCGTATTTTACTTTTCATGCTTTTCATTGGCTAATCACCATCCATACAAAGCTTGAATCCATAACCCCATACAGTATCAATTCTTATGTCAGCGCCGGCCTCAGTCAGCTTTTTCCGCAAACGTTTCACAACATCATCGGTTGCACGGGTGTCTACCTCAAAATCAAATTTCCAAACGTTTTTCAGCAGTTCCTCTCTGGATACGGCTCGTGCGCCGTTTTGAAGCAAATATACCATCAGTGCCAGCTCTGTGGGTGTCAAATCGAAAGGGCGGCCGGCAATCTGGGCTTCCCTGGCCGCCGTGTTGATTTTCAGGCTGCCGGCGGTAAGAACATCCCCTGAGGCTCCGCCCATATCCAGCTCAAGCCTGCGAAACAGGGCCTTAACTCTTGCCACTAGTTCCATCGGTGAGAAAGGTTTTGTCATATAGTCGTCTGATCCCAAGGTAATGCCGGTGATCCTGTCTATCTCACTGTCCCGGGCGGACACGATAATTATGAGTGCATTACTGCGGCTGCGTATCTGCGTACAGAGGGAGAGACCGTCGGTTCCCGGCATCATGATGTCGAGTATCACCATTTCGGAGGGCTTCTGCAAAAACGCTTCAAGCAGATCGTCTCCTCTTGTAAAGGCCGTCACATCAAAACCCTCGTTAGTTAAAAACATACCAATCAAGTCCCGGATATTTTGTTCGTCATCAGCAATGTAGATTGTCTTTTTCATATATTCTCACTTATTCTCACTCCTGTTTCACTCCTGATAGCATTGTAGCAGAGTGAACTGAAGAATAAAAAGAGCTACCGCAGTTTTGCCGCAGCTTATCCTTTGATTTACGTGAAAGAGATGAATTATGATATGGGCACAGGAGGGATGCTACATGAAAAAAAGTCTTATTTTATTGCTGGTTGTGCTGATGATTTATTCGCTTGCCGCCTGCTACGGTGAAGTGAATGATGAATCTACGGAACCGTCACAAACAGAAAGTGAAACCGTCGCGCCACATGGGACATCCATTCCGCCGGAAGAAAGTCGGACCAACGATGAAGAAAGCACATCGGCGGAAGCTTTAGAAAACTCACAGTTGGATGAGGCATACTCGGAGCTTGAGCGCCTAAATGAATTACTGGGCAGCCTTGACGATGTTTCCGAGGGAGATCTTGAAATCCCAGTCTCATAAAATAATATTATAGGAAAGAGGTTTTAAAGATGAAAAAAATCATAAGCATATTGTTGGCCATTATGATCATGGGAAGCATAAGCATATCGGCGCTCGCAGCCTCAGAGGGGGACAGTGGGAAATTAGATAACAGAATAGAGACCCTGGAAGATAGGCAGTTGCGCATTGCGGAGATTGCTGAAAAAAACGCGGAAAGGCAGGCAAATTTCTCTACCAAGAAAGAGGAATATCAAGCGTTTAGAGCGTCCCTGACTGAAAACAGACAGACTGTACTTGATAACGCCGACGCGAACCTTGAAATTGCAGCCGAGATCAATCAGCTCCGTCTTGATTTACTTAAGACAATGGACGCGATACAGGAGAGCGGTACACAGTTGCCTGAGGACATTTCCGTCCAGATTGCTGATTACAACGATCAACTGCGTGACCTTGTGAAACTTCTTAAAGATACACAGGGTCAGATCAAGGATGTCAAGGAAGAATACAGAGGATATGTTAAAGACATGGATTATGTCGCTATGGATACCGCTTTTAAAGAGATAGCATCCGTACAGGAATACCGTTATGATCTTATGAATCAGATAAAAGGACTACTGCAGGAGATGAACACCCTGCTTGATAATTTGAGCTAGTACCCAAAAATTACCTTATTCAAATTCTTATCGGAACCTGCTTTCAGGCGCACCCATTATGATCCGGCATTCAGTTTTATTATTTATTTTATAGCTTAATCGTAACGGCAAATCCACTGACGAAAAACGCTCGTATATGGGTTGAATTCATCCACCAAATGGAAAATACACGAACATCTGTTTTTTAAAAGCGGCTTTGCCGTAACGGTGGCTGTAGTGTCATCAAGAAACAGCGGTCAAGTTTAAAAGCTTGACTGCTGTTTCTTCATGTGCGCCACGCATGGCGCTTCACTTGACGGTGAAAAGTCCGTTATGGAGGTATGTAGCAACCAACCATTAGCTCAAGGCAAGGACTTGTCGCAAGCAAAGTTTGCTGCTCGCCCCTGCAACCTGGGTGAACACCGTAAGGGGAATCTGAAGGAAGCCCAGTGGCAAAGTTCTGACCCGAGGAACACGAACAGTATAAGGCACGAAACGTAGGACAATTTATAGATAATAATATTATTGCATTCATGATATTGAATTACAATAATAAATCTTTGCAATAGCAAGAATTAACTTCGCAAAGTCGTGATCAATTACTGCTATGAGTACTTCTCATCAATAATACATTCGCGAGTTAATTTTCAAATTGTATGGTATATGGTAGACTTTCTTTAGGCTAGCATTGCAATGCGACTTGAGTGATTGATCAAATAAATTGGAGTGCGGGAATATGGCGCAAGTTCGATCGTTTAAAGATTTTGTTGCTAATCATTTCTACAATGAGATTTTCGAACTGCTTGACAAATACATTCGATTTAACCCTACAAAAATCGAATGTAGAACGTATAGCGTATCGTCACCTAGTCGCGCAAAACTCGATGATTTTCGAGCCAAATCCATTCATATTCATAATTGCGTCGATAATACATTGCTCTTTGACTTGATCGTTGAGGCCGACATTATTATCTCTGAACGTAATGGTCATCATAAAGAGGAAGACCAATCCAGCCAATGGTTTAAAGTAGCTTGTTCAGCCGAGCTAAATACTGAACTGAGAAACTTCGTTGTTCGCACTGTTTCTCTCTATTTTCAGAAATCAAAAACAGCAGAATTTCCGATGACCGATACTCTTGTCCCGGTAATAGCGAGGTCTCAACTTGATAATCTAGCAAATTCGTTCTTACAGAAATACTATCCAGAAGCGCTTGCAAATCCTATAGCCATCCCTGTCGATGAGGTCGCGAACCGGATGGGGCTTGGCATTAACCGAGCGCATTTATCGAAAGATTGTTCGGTGTTTGGACAGATTCTTTTTATAGATAGCCAAGCGCAATACTTTGATAGCGAATCAAATTCATATAGAACCGTCGAAGTTAAAGCTGGTACCATTTTTGTGGATCCGCATGTCTTCTTTATGAGAAACGTGGGTTCGGTTAATAATACAATCATCCATGAATGCGTGCATTGGGAAATTCATCGGAAAGCAATGGAACTTGAACGACTTTATGACAACACTGCAAATGTTATTCGTTGTCAGGTCGTTGAAGGCAACCGAATTGAAAAACGAAGGACGCCACTTGATTGGATGGAGTGGCAGGCTAATGCATTAGCTCCAAGGATTCTCATGCCGGCAGACCAATTTAGAACAATGGCTGAGAAGTATATCCAGCAGCAAAAAGATTTCCAAAACACAAGTAAATCGTCCGATGTTATTGAAATGGTGATTCAAGATCTCTCTAACTTTTTTAAAGTCTCGAAACAGGCGGCAAAAATTAGGCTTATTGATTTGGGGTATGAGGAAGCGATAGGCGCATTAACGTACATCGACGATAGATACATTACTAATTATACATTTACGCCAGGTGCATTGAAAAGGAACCAGACGTATGCGATCCCACTTCAAGATGCACTTACTGAATATGCGGTTAATCCAGAACTCCGCCAACTCATCGATACTGGACGATTTTTGTATGTCGATGCTCATTATTGCATTAATGATCCACAATATATCGAAAAAGAAGAAGATGGATCAGCGAAGCTTACCGAGTATGCTCTTAACCATGTTGATGAGTGCTGTCTGGCATTTGATATTACTTTTAGACGTAATGCCAGCTTTGGTGCCGTTGCATATAACGACTATATTCTTTTCAAAAACGCTGTATCTGATAGTTATCCAGAACTTCATTTTCAGAATAGCGGACCGAACAAAGATATATCTGATCGGGCCGACCAGTTGGCTTCATTCTCAACAGAAGCTGGTAATCTGGCCAGGATAAAGGGTGAATTACCAGCTACATTTTCAAAAACGCTCGTTTCATTAATGGATACACTTGGATATACAGTTGAGAATCTGGCAGAAAAAGCACAGCTGAGCGACAGACATATCAGAAACTGGAGAAATACCGAAACGGCTCCAAAATCATTACGAGCTGTTGTAGCCGTATGTATTGGGATGCAATTACACCCAATTTTGAGTCATGACCTTATCCACAAATCCGGACATTCCTTTATGAATACTGAAGAGCATATCGTTTATCAAATGATTCTGAATTCGTGTTATATGAAATCCATTTTTGAATGTAGTGACTATTTAACTGCTTGCGGATTTAGACCTTTTAATAGCGATCAATAATATTTCAAAGCAGCGGAACAAAATATTCCGCATTCAAAACATGTTGATTAAGCCCTTCTTGCCACTTTTTGAGAAATTAAAAGTGGATTAAGAGGGGCTTTTTTTGTTTATACCGGAATATTTTGTTCCGGGTTTATTATTTCGTTTGATTTTATTATGAACCTAGTGATGGTGTTGAGCTGGATGCAGACAGACGGTTACTAAACCCTATTTGATCCAACGGTTGACTGACCAGGCTTCTCGCTCGATCCATTGACGATCACTTCAAAGTGCATCCAATGATCACGGATGGTTCAGCACTGTGAAGTGAACAACCAAATAACGAACAGCTGACTACTGAACAGGAAGCTGCAATCCGAAACGGAGAAATCTGTGGTGGACTGCGGTCGGGCTTATATAGCCCTTTTCAGCCAAGCTGCGCAATTCCTCCGTTTCGAGACAACGACAAACGGAGGAACATTTATGCCAAACCAAGACAATCAGAACCAACCCAACGAGCGCAAAATCTACCTCAAGGACATGCACCTGTGGGTGCCAGTCAGCAAGACCGACTACGACAACTACTATCGCGACATCAATGCCTACCGTCGCAGGAAGCAAGAACACCACTGTTGTTTCTGCCCAGCAAGCAAACGCTACCTCTGTGATATGGACTGCTGGACTTGCCATTTTCGCAAGGTAGGCGACGAACTATCTCTTGATTCCGTCATTAGCGATGACGACGGTAACGAAATGACCAGGCTCGATATCTTAGCGGACGATGCTCCCAGCGCACTGTCCATCCTTGAGGAGCGAGAACTCCTGGATGCGCTTATGAGCAAGCTAGGTGAGCTCGACCCTGACGGCCGCCGCATCTGCGAGCTTCTGATGCAGGACAAGACCGAACGGGAAATCGCTGCCATCATGGGTATCTCGCGGCAATCAACCGTCAATTACAAAAAGAAAAAGGCGTTTGAGACGCTGCGGAAACACCTGCGCGACTACATCTGATGCCACACCTGTTTTTCTCCGGCTGCCTTTATTGGTGGCCGGAGAAAATCTTTTCCCGATTTTCGTTCAAACCACCCGGTCACCTCCATTGGGTAGTAGAAAGAGCAAAACGACAAACGCTCCTTCCAAGGAGGTGAACGAATGTATAAGACGCAAACAAGACCCCGGAGCTGTGCGGCGGATGATGAACTTGTAGATGTTCTCACTGCGATTAGCGTTGTATCCATGCGGCTGGCAAGAAAACTGACCTTGCTTGCCAGGCAGAGCCAATCCAAGGAAGGAGTGAAAAGAAATGAGCAAAATGAGCGACATGTCCATGATCATCGAAGAACTGCGCAGCGCCGCTGCTGTTATTAACGAAGCCGCAAGCTGGCTGATAGAGCAGTTTAGCAGCAATGAGGCTTCACCAGAACCTGATACTGCCGAACCGGTCCTAACGCTGGAAGCGGTCAGAGCAGTCCTCGCGAATAAGTCCCGCGCCGGATTCACTGCCCAGATTCGATCGCTTCTCCAGAAGTACGGTGCCGATAAGCTGTCCGGTATTGATCCGGCCAACTACAAAGCACTGCTTTCAGATGCGGAGGGGCTGACCAATGCCACCTAAAGGACATGCCATTCTCTCCGCATCCAGCTCCGATCGCTGGATCAATTGTCCGCCTTCGGCAAGGCTCTGTGAGAGCTATCCCGACAAGAGCAGCGATTACGCCGCCGAAGGTACTGATGCTCATGCGCTTTGTGAGTATAAGCTTCGCAGAGCGCTGGGCATGGAGGCAAAGGACCCGACCGAAAACCTCACCTGGTTCAACGAGGAGATGGCCGACTGTGCCGATGGCTATGCTGCCTACATTCTTGAACTGGTGGAAACAGCCAAGCAGACCTGCGCCGATCCGGTTGTCTTGATCGAGCAGCGTGTGGACTTTTCGCGCTGGGTAGAATCAGGCTTCGGCACTGCCGACTGCATTATTATCGCAGATGGCATCTTGCAGGTATGCGATTACAAACACGGCATGGGAATTTTGGTCAGCGCCGAAAAGAACTATCAGATGCAGTGTTACGCCCTTGGCGCAATGGAGCTGTTCGACGGGATCTACGACATTGACACCGTTCGCATGATCATTTATCAACCGCGCCGTGACAATGTCAGCACCTATGAACTCTCGAAAAACGAGCTCTACAGCTGGGCGGACGAAGTGCTCAAGCCCACGGCTGAGCTTGCTTTCGCCGGTGACGGCAATTTTCTCTGCGGAGAATGGTGTGGTTTCTGCAAGGCAAAACACGATTGTCGTGCCAGAGCCGATGCCAACTTGGAGTTAGCCCGTTACGAATTCAAGCTGCCGCCACTTCTTACAGATGAGGAAGTTGAAGAAATCCTTACTCGAGTCGACGACTTTGTCGCCTGGGCCACAGATATCAAAGACTACGCCCTGCAGCAGGCTATCAGCGGCAAGGAATGGAACGGTTGGAAGCTGGTCGAAGGCCGTTCTAACCGCAAGTACACCAACGAAACAGCGGTCGCCGACACAGTAAGCGATGCAGGCTTTGATCCTTATGAACACAAGGTCCTCGGCATCACTGCCATGCAGAAGCTATTAGGCAAATCCCGTTTCGAAGAACTCCTCGCGGCCTATATCGAAAAGCCGCAAGGAAAACCCACGCTTGTGCCGGAGAACGACAAACGCCCGGTCATGAATACAGCCAAAAACGATTTTATGGAGGAAAAAGACTATGAATAACAACACCAACAAGGCCAACAACCCGATGAAAGTTATCACTGGACCCGACACCCGCTGGAGTTATGCCAACGTCCATGAGCCTAAAAGCATCAACGGTGGCACTCCGAAGTTCTCCGTTTCGCTCATAATCCCAAAGTCCGATACCAAGACCATCACCCGGATCAAGGCTGCAATCGAGGCCGCGTATCATGAGGGCGAATCCAAACTCAAGGGTAACGGCAAGTCTGTGCCTCCGATGGCAGCAATCAAGACTCCGCTTCGCGACGGTGACAGCGAGCGCCCGGATGATCCCGCCTATGCCAATGCCTATTTCATCAATGCAAACGCTACCACGGCTCCGGGTATCGTAGATGCCGACCGCAACCCGATTCTGACTCGCTCTGAGGTTTACTCCGGCGTGTACGGCAGGGCCAGCATCAGCTTTTATGCCTTCAATTCGAACGGCAACAAGGGTATCGCCTGCGGTCTGAACAACCTACAGAAGGTACGCGACGGCGAACCGCTCGGCGGCAAGGTCAGTGCTGAGTCAGATTTTGCAACCGCCGATGATGAAGACTTTCTGTCTTAAGGAAGGAGGGTAAACCAATGCTAAATGCTTTTGTGTACATCTTTCTGGGCTTGTACTCTGCTCTGGGTGTTACGTTCCTGATCTCCATGATCCAGAGCATCCTTGGCGACCGCAAGCGGGCTAAGCGCGACGAAGAACGCGAAGCTCGTGATCGGGAGTATCACGAAAAGCGCATGTGCGATTTCAAGTAAAAACATATGGGTGGTGGGAGATATCCTACCACCCATATTCGCAATGAGAAAGGATCGGTAAATGGAAGAATCATGGAAAGACATTCCCGGTTACGAAGGGCTTTATCAAATCAATAAATATGGGCAAATACTGAGCCTTCGCAGTGGCCAACTCAGAAGGGATGTTCAGAGTGGGCATGGTTATAGAGCTGTGCAACTCTCAGATCAGAATCACACTAAAAGGCGATTCTATGTTCACAGACTTGTAGCAACAACTTTTCTTGGTGCTCCATCTGCAAAAGAATATGTCGTGAACCATAAAAATCTCAACAAGAAGGATAATCGGGTTGAAAATTTGGAGTGGACTACTAACGAAGGTAACATGCACCACGCATATACAAATGGAAAAACCGATTTCCGAAGACAAATTAGAATAGACAATAAAACCGGCATTAAGGGTGTATCCCAACAGTCAGGTGGTTATCAAGTATCTCTCAACGGTAAATATATTGGTTGGTATAAAACCCTTGATTCTGCTGAAAAAGCAAGGGCAATCGCTGAAATGGAAGTGTTGAAATGCGTAATTTGAGCATCGACATAGAGTCGTTCTCATCGATCAATCTTTCCAAATCAGGATGTTACCGCTATGTCGAATCACCGGATTTTGAGATTCTGCTGTTCGGCTACAGCGTCGACGGGGGAGAAGTCCAGGTTGTTGACCTAGCAAGCGGTGAGAAGCTGCCCGGCATGGTTATCAATGCTCTCACGGATGAATCGGTGACCAAGTGGGCTTTCAACGCAAGTTTTGAACGAGTCTGCCTATCGCGTTTCCTTGGCCTGCCCACCGGTGAATATATCGACCCCGCTTCATGGAAATGCTCGATGGTATGGGCGGCGACGATGGGACTGCCGCTGTCGCTAGACGGCGTCGGCTGGGTGCTGAAGCTGGACAAACAAAAGCTCACGGAGGGCAAAGACCTCATCAAATTCTTCTGCCAGCCCTGTACGCCGACGAAATCCAACCGCCAGCGTAACCGAAATTATCCGTATCATGCGCCGGAAAAATGGTCGGCGTTTAAGCAGTATAATGCCCGCGATGTTGAAACAGAGCTCGCCATTCAAGAAAAGCTCGCCAAGTTCCCGGTGCCGGATAGCGTCTGGGATGAATACCACCTCGACCAGGAGATCAACGACCGTGGCGTGGCGCTGGATATGACACTGGTGCAGTCGGCTATCACGATGGATGGTCGCTCCCGCTCGGAGCTTACTAGCGCTATGAAATATCTGACGGAGCTGGATAACCCAAACTCAGTGCTGCAGATGAAGCTGTGGCTTGCTGACAACGGTATGGAAACCGACACACTCGGCAAGAAGGCTGTCATCGAGCTAATGAAAACCGCACCACCAGAGCTCGTGGATGTGCTCGCCCTACGGCAGCAGCTTGCCAAGTCATCGGTTCGGAAGTATCAGGCGATGGCGAATGCGGTCTGTTCAGATGGGCGCGCCCGTGGGATGTTTCAGTATTATGGCGCAAACCGGACCGGTCGCTGGGCAGGCCGGCTCATTCAAATGCAAAACCTCCCTCAGAACCATCTGGTAGATCTGGCTGAAGCCCGTGCCCTTGTACGCTCCGGTGATTTTGAAGCACTGAAAATGCTCTACGAGGATGTGCCAAATACGCTGTCCCAGCTCATTCGCACAGCCTTTGTTCCAAAAGACGGTGCCAGATTCATCGTTTCAGACTTCAGCGCCATCGAAGCCCGCGTGATCGCGTGGCTGGCCGGTGAACGGTGGCGACAAGATATCTTTGCTAAGGGCGACGACATCTACTGTGCTTCTGCATCGCAGATGTTCAAGGTGCCGGTCGAGAAACATGGCATCAACGGCCACTTACGGCAAAAAGGCAAGATCGCAGAATTGGCGCTCGGCTATGGCGGCTCAATCGGTGCGCTCAAAGCAATGGGCGCTCTTGAAATGGGACTCGATGAAGATGAACTCCCGCTGCTGGTCAATGCCTGGCGACAAGCCAATCCTCACATCGTGAAATTCTGGTGGGACGTCGACAGAGCTGCAATTGAAGCAGTCCGGTATAAGCGGACCACCTCGACGCACGGTATCAGCTTTGTTTGCCAGAGCGGGATGCTTTTCATTACGCTTCCTTCCGGCAGGCGGCTTTGTTATGTGAAACCGAAAATTGGTGAGAACAAGTTCGGCGGGCAGTGCATCACTTACGAGGGCGTCGGTAGCACAAAGAAATGGGAACGGCTCGATTCGTATGGACCGAAGTTTGTAGAGAACATTGTCCAGGCAACTGCCCGCGACCTTCTCTGCAGCGCTATGCAAACACTTAGGCACTGCTCCATCGTCATGCATGTCCACGATGAAATCGTGATCGAGGCGGATCCATGTATTTCCCTGAAGGCCGTCTGTGAGCAGATGGGCCGGACGCCGTCCTGGGCGAAGGGGCTACTACTTCGCGCCGACGGCTACGAAACAGATTTCTATAAAAAAGATTGAGTGTTTTCGTTCAAACCGTCTTTTTAGCTCCATTGAGTAATAGTGGTGGACGGAAAGACTACCCGGATTGGAGGTCTGTATGAGCATTGATAAAAATAACAATGATGGCTATTTCGACCAAACCGCAGGCGAAACCTTGTTCAGTTGTGAAGACGAAGTGCATCGACCTATTGTCTACATCTGCTCTCGGTTTTCAGGCGATGTGGATCAAAATGTGAAGGCCGCACAACGTTACAGCCGGTTTGCTATCGACAAAGGTTTCATCCCCATAGCACCACATTTGCTGTTCCCTCAGTTTTTGGATGACGACAATCCCGCTGAACGCCAACTTGGGCTGTTCTTCGGGAACGCACTGATGAGCAAGTGCGCCGAGGTTTGGGTATTCGGAAACACCATCTCATCGGGTATGGCGGCTGAAATCAAAAGAGCTGAGTGGAAGTGCTACCGCCTGCGCTACTTCAACGAAGCCTGCGAGGAGGTGTAAGCAGCCATGATGGTCTTTATAGAGAATGGGATGGCCTTAGATGAGGATAGCAATCTTGTCGGTATCGTTGACCGAAGCGTTACTGAATCTCTCATTTTGAATCAGGCCGCAATTACCCAGGATGCAGATACATATCGTGAATTGAGCCGTTCAATTTCGATGATGAGTGATGCAGAATTCCTGCTTTTCATGAAAACATCGGTTACCCTCATTCACGATGCTCCGGTTAAGGAAGCAATAAACGGTATGGTCAGGCAGGCAAAAGGGAATAACATCACGAGAGAAAACAGTGCGCTGAATGCAATTGGAATGGTTTTTCTACCAGAAAAAGAAAATGCCAAGCTTCTGCAGAACCTGAGCAAGAGCAAACCAAGCGATTCAATCAAACTGGACCTTGATTCTGTGTATGCATTGACCGATCTGTGGCATCAATCCGCGAAAAATTTTGAAGGCGTCCCCTCGGATCTGTTCTATGCAAATACAATCCCTCTGCGAGACTGCTATATCAACATTCAGGCAAAGGATGGTGAATATGACAATTACCGATTTGTTGTGCACCCGGATTATGAAGATAGAATCAGAGACGCTGGTGAGTGGGATTACGCCGAAGTAGCGAACCTGATTTATCAGCGTGGCAGCGCCGACCTTATTTTTCCTATCCTTACCGTCCATGGAGTGAACCGGATTATGATGGGAGCTCTCGGATATCGTGGCCTTCCAAAAGCGGCACGAGAAGATCTGACGAAACACGTTAACATGCAGGGCATAACAAATATGGCAACCTTTTTGATTCAGGCGTGGTATGGAATCCAGATAGCGCTTCTTCATCCTGTAGTTAGGTCAGTATTTAGAGATCCATGGGCTGAAACGATAAGGTCATCGAAATCTAAACATAGGGAAAAACGAAGAACAACTTACTTCAAGCGTCATGTCATCAACGCAGAGGATATCAAAAAGGCACTAACCTCAGCCAGTATCGAAAGGCACACTCTTGTCTGGTATGTCATTGGTCATTGGAGGACTTTCAAAAGCGGCAGCAAGGTATTTGTTCAGCCCTATTGGAAAGGTCCTCTTCGCTGTATCAAGCAAAATATCGATGACAGAGAAAGAGTCATTATCACAGGAGGGATACAGAATGCGTGAGTTATCAATCGCTTACGGTAACAGTTGCTTTGCCAAAATGTGGGTGAATAAAACAATCACATGGGATGATTTATGTAACAGACTTTCCGTTACTGTCAGGACAACGGAGTCCGCTGAGGAATACCCAAAACTCAAAAAGGCTGACAGAGATAAGGTCAAAGACAAGGGCGGTTTTGTTGGTGGTCAACTTAAAGATAACCGCCGTAAAATCGAAACGGTCGTCAGCCGTTCAATGCTGACGATGGATGTGGATCGAGCAGATGAAGGTTTCATTGAACGATTCTATAAAGCCTGCACGTATGCTGCTGCGCTCTATACGACACATGGCCACATTCCTGAAATGCCCAGGGCGAGAATCATCATGCCGTTTACGAGAGATGCTACCATTGATGAGTACGCCGCTATCGCTAGATATTACGCGGCAGAATGGGGTATTGACCAGTTTGATGAATGCTCTTATCGGCCGAACCAGCTTATGTACTGGCCAACCACTCCGGCAAACGGTGAGTTTGTCTTCAGAAAAATTGAAGGTGATTGGCTTGATCCTGACCAGTATCTGTCGGCGCATCCGAATTGGAAAGACTGCTCACTGCTTCCTACATCCTCTCGCGAAAGCACAGTCAGAAACACTGATGGAAAAAAGCAAGAGGACCCGCTTGCTAAGACCGGCCTGGTTGGTGCTTTTTGCCGTTCCTATAACATTACCGCTGCCATTGAAAAGTTCCTTTCCAATTTTTATGAGCCCTCAACTGTCGAAGGCAGGTACGATTATATCCCTGCTGATAGTAACGCAGGTGTCGTTTTGTATGACGACAAATTTGCTTACTCCCATCATGCGACCGACCCGGCCTGTGGGCAGCTGCTGAATGCCTTTGATCTTGTTCGCATTCACAAGTTCGGTGACGATGACGAGAAAAAGTCATTCAACCAGATGTGCGAAATGGCTCTTGCCGACGATGAAGTAAAGACTCAGCTTGCGAGAGAACGCATGGAACAAGCCGATGCTGACTTCACCGATGCGGATGACTGGCAAAAGGCTCTGGAGCTGGATAAGCAAGGTCGCGTCAAAGATACACTCGATAATCTTGTTATAATTCTGCGTCACAACGAGGCGTTACAGCATATTGCATTCAACTGCCATCGGGACGGGATTGACGCGAAGGGTGGCCTGCCGTGGGTTCAGTTGAAGGCCGGTTGGAACGATTCGGACAATGCAGCGCTCAAAGTCTACCTTTCTAACCATTATGGAGTCTATTCTCCAACCAAGACAAAGGACGCTGTGTTGGCGGTTGCTGCAGAAAAAGCCTATCACCCCATTAAAGATTATCTGGAGTCGCTGCCTGATTGGGACGGTATACCTCGTGTAGAAACCCTATTCATCGATTATTTTGGCGCTTCGGATTCTACTTATACAAGAGCCGTCAGCCGTAAATCGATGGTGGCTGCGGTTGCCCGCATCTATCACCCCGGCACGAAATACGACAGCGTCCCGATTCTGAACGGGCCTCAAGGCATCGGTAAATCTACCTTCTACGCAAAGCTGGCTGGCGAATGGTTCTCCGACAGCCTGACGCTTACGGATATGCGCGATAAGGCAGGACCGGAAAAGTTACAGGGGTATTGGATACTCGAGTTGGGCGAACTCGCAGGAATGCGCAAAGCTGATGTTGAAACGGTGAAGTCCTTCATCTCTCGTGTAGATGATAAATATCGCGCCAGCTATGGAGTGAGCGTTGAAAGCCACCCTCGACAGTGCATCATCGTGGGCTCAACCAATGCGGAAACCGGCTTTTTGCGAGACATCACGGGCAACCGGCGGTTCTGGCCAATCCGCGTCAGCGGCAATTCCCCCAAAAAAGCCTGGCAGATCACAAAGGATGAGGTTGCTCAGATTTGGGCTGAAACTCTTGTGTTCTACAGGAATGGCGAAAAGCTCTATCTCGAGGGCGAGGATGCAATACAGGCAGTAACAGAACAAGCGGACGCCATGGAAACAGATGAGCGTGAAGGGCTGGTGCGTGAGTACCTTGATATGTTGCTGCCAGAAAATTGGAGTGAGCTTGACCTTTATGAGCGCCGGAATTTCTTAAGTGGTACGGGCTTTGCCGATATCGGCAAAAATGGCACCCTCCGGCGAACCATGGTGTGCAATATGGAAATCTGGTGTGAGTGCTTCTGTAAGGATTCCGCATCCATGAAAAAATCTGACTCCTACGAGATTGGATCCATCATGCAAAAGATCGAAGGTTGGGACAAGTCCGATCGGGACAACTTCACGATTTATGGACGACAGAGGGCTTATATTCGGACAAGCAAGGACAAGCCATAGGGAGTGTGTTAGAATTTCGGACAGTTTGGTAAGATAGAAAAGAGAAAAGGAGTCATACCAAATGCCAACCAACCGACGAAGACAATATGATGAGGAATTCAAAAAGCGA